ATAAAAACGAAGCGCCGGAAGACGGTTATTTAATCCGCAAGAGTGGTGTTTTCTATCGCCCTGATAGCTGCGGATATACCAGAGCAAAAGCAGAAGCGGGGCGTTATAGCTTGAAAGATGCAATCGATATCACGCACCCGAACGGACCAGACGGGCCGCGAGACAATATGCGGTATATACATGAAAGCGAAGTTCTTGATCCCCGCGCCGACCTATCCGACGCCAAGGACAAACGGATTGAAGAACTTGAGGCGCTGGCGCATAAACTGGCGTCCGATCCCGACTACACTGCGGCCTATGTGGCTGGTGTAGCTGACCAGAAAGCCACCATTGCTGAACTTGAGGCGAAGCTGGCGAAGGCGGAAGAGAATAAGCAGCGATTGGTCGGTATTTTGGACCTCGCATTAAACGAACCATCTAACGAACCATCGGCGCTTTGGGTGCCTGACGCCCGCGCCACCCTCGAAGAACTGAAAGGAACAGACCGATGACCTCCGAAGGCATCCAGAAGTATCTCCCTAATCGACAGAAGCGGGTGCATTACGCCATAAAAGCCAAGCGCCTCACTGGGCAGTATATCCCCTCCTCTGGCCCAATCGAAGAGGGTGAGCGTATTCTCACCTCCATGCACAACCAACTCATCAACGCCCGTGCCGGCCAACATGTCGATACAAGCTCCGTCGATAATCTTGTCATCTCCCTGGCCAGCTCCTCAGCACCGCATAAATCTCTTATGATCTTTGCTGAAGGAAACGGTCCCCGGCGCCGCAAGATGACAGCCCGCCGTATCGCTTACCGCTTAGGTCTGATTCCCGACCGTGCAGACCACGCTGAGCGTCACAGCCGGGATCTTGCCATCTCTGCAAAACAGACATCGTACACCGTCAACATCGCAATGGATGCCCGTGTCTATGGCTCAATTACTTTCTACGCCGATAGTCCTAAGCATGCATTGAAAATGATGACGGCCCAGTTTGTGGCAAAGAACTTCGAACCACACGGTGGGAGCGGTGATATCGACTATGACCACCCCAGCGACATCGTCATCACGGAGTGCTACGAAGAACTCTCTTGTATCAATGTTGATGAGTTTCCCGTCGAATACGATGTACCCGACGGTCCTTGGATGTCACGCTGAACCAACTACTCCCGATTCAGCGTAGCGATCTCTGCCACATAACTCTGCAACCCTATGACATTGGCTCTGAGCTTGTCAGCTGCGCGCGCCATGTCTCTATATCGCGCTGCGCAACTGGCAAGTAAGGCCCCTGTACTGGCTGCATCAGCGACGCTGGTGCCATTGGTATCTGCACGGGTTTCGGCGTCACTGATGGCTGTGCGCAAGCGGCTAACAGCATCATTGGCAGCAACAAGACGACTCTCAATGTTTTGGCGTTCAATCTCAGCATCTTCTGCAACCTTCTCTACGCCCCGTATAAGGGCTCGTTGTGTTTCTGCGTTCTCGCGTTCGGCTTCTGCCAAGGCGGCCGCATGGACCGCCCCTGACGCTGCATAGCCCTTAGCGTAGCCAATCCCCTGGCCTGCCCAGAAGGCTGCACCACAGACGACGATTGCGCCCAGTATGGTTGTGATCTGGTTCATGCGCACTCCTTACCCAGGAACGCCACCGCACCGCGGTAATAGGCTTCCGCCAGCTCATCCATGTTCATCTGTGCTGTCAGGCATTCTGCGGCATTCGAACCAAAGTAAGGCTCGACCAGAACAGCCGGGGCCCTCCCCTGCCATAGCGATCGGCCGCCTCGTTCATGCCGCCTTTTGATCTTGATGCCGCGATCAGTGTTCCGCATTATATTTGAGACACGCAATCTGATCTGCTTTGCAAGGGCCATAGATCCTTGGCTCCCGCTTGAGAGAGTCTCGCCACCATTCGCCTTCGGGTTATTACTCCCATTGAAGTGCAGTTCGATGGACGCATTAGCGCCCCATGCATCAACCTTCGTATAGACGCGATCGATCTCTGCGCTGTACCCGCCACCACGCTCACGGCGAAATACCCGCACACAGTCGGGGTTGTGCTCTGCGATCAACCCAGCAAGTTCACTGTTCCAATCAAACTCTGTACGTCCATCCGTTGTACGCACAGCACCTTGAGCTTTGGAGTTATGCCCAATTACAATTGCAATCTTCATACTGTTTTCTTCCCAAAATTCATGATGTGCTTTGTGTAAACTAAATGAGATACCCCACATCCTAAGCTGCCTCCTATCGCGGCACTTAAGAAGGTGAGTACAGGCGTACTTGTCGTCGCAACCGCCCAAATGAACACAAACTGCGTGACGCTTATGAGCCATGAATTCAGCATTGCCAGCTTCCACCGGTCATCCCGGAGGAGCTTGCTGTTCATGACCAGTGCGAAAACAGCGCAAAACTGTGCGCAAAATACGATAGGGAGCATCCACATAGGATTCATGCCGCTTCCTTCCGGAAATTACTCAAGTTAAAGCTTGTCCGGCTGATCTCTCCGAGATCCTTATGCACCGTCATTGCTGTCAAAGAACCACGGGCAAGTAGCCCTTTCGCACGTGCCCAGTTATTCGCCGGGTGCAGTGTCCTGAAGTGCTCTGCGCTACAGCCCAACAGATCCCGACGCTTGTCATGGTGGAAGTGCGCCGTCATCACGTGACGGTGTGACTTAGCCGCTGCCCACTCATCCGGATACTGGTCTGCAAAGACATCCTTCAACCGTTCCCAGTTGATCGTATCTCCGTGGTGAGGGAATGCAGCACAGGCACCCCACTGGATAACACGGAACTCTTCGTCACTGACCACAACCTCGATCCGCGGATTGTCTGCGAAGTGTGCCTCCATCGCCAGCATCACGGCAATGTATGACGTCGGATCATGGTTCCCTTTGATGAAGTGCATACGGACAGTCTTGTGAGTCTCTAGCAACCGGCACGCTGTACGACGCATCATCTTGATTGCAAGCTGCGTATTGGTCAGGTGACTGTCTTTTTTCACATCCAGGGGATTCCCTGAATTCGGTGTGACGCCTTTGTGATCGTTGGCTTCCAACAGATCCCCCAGCTCAATCAGCTCCGCATGTTCTGCAGCAGGTAGACGTGACACGATATCATCGACCGCTGCATTGAAGTCCTCCTCCAGCATCGGATCACCGTAACTTCCCCCGACATGGAGATCTGCTACAGCGAGCCAAGTTGCCTTATTGGCTCCATCTTGAACTGTTGGCTCTGGGATCGCCGGTAGCTTGGGAATATCCGACAGTATCTCCATCATTGCATCTGCAAAGTCGATCTTCTCGCCATCGGGACCAAGGAAGAAATACAGGGATGAGCCCTGACCATTCGCATCCTTGTCAATGAGCCAACCTGAATGAAGCCCTGCGAGGTCCGTCAGACCCTTCTCTGCCAGTTGGGCAGCTAGAGCCGGGTCAAGCATCTCACGCTTACGTGCGCCGGCCAACCTGCGCCGTGTGGCTGCATAGGAGAGCTTCATGACACTTCCGATCTCTGCGATGGTCTTTCCTGACCGTTGGAGAAGGAGGCATTTGTCTTGTTCTGCGATAAGCTGTGTCTGGGCAATATTCATTCTACATGGCTTCCTGCTCTAAGCTTCCACCACAAGCGACGTGGGTAAAAGACGGCGGTGATTATGTTGAAGTTCTTGCGGTCCTCATCAGGCAGCAGTGCATGAAATCCGCGCAGTGCATGGAGGAGAGCAATTAACCCTAGCGTGTTCCAGAATAGGTTTGTTTGGATACCCAACCCAAACCCCCGGAATACATCCCACCAGATCATACGACCAACTGTCAAAGCAGAGAGCCAAAACAACGCAGCACCTAGATGCGCGACTGCTGTTCCCTTCCGCGTAATTGCGTGCGCCCTGAAAGCGATCATCACGAGAACGCCAAAGACGCCCAAGATAAATCCCACTGCGGCATGTGGTTCTGGTATAAAGTCGTTCACTCTGTGCCTCTTTTTTTAGGTAGAAATTCTAACACGGTAGCTGCAAATACTCGATGCAGCTCCGTGGTCTTCTGTGCCGATATCGCAGCGTCTTCCTTTCTCGCTCGTTCGGACTTCTTAAGTTCTTCGATATTGATTCTTCTGAAAAACGGCCGCTTCATTTGGACCTCGCATACTCTTTGATAAGATCGGTTACAGTCACCAGCATCTGGTGGGTTATAATTTCACGACGCTCACCCTCTCGGATGAGATCATCTTTTCGATCCATCAAAAGTGATGTGAGGGCTTCATTCTTGGTTCGCTCTTTCCAGAACAGAAAGCCTAGACCAGCGACCATTACGCCAGCCGGGCCACCGCCAAGAAACTCAACGAGAACGGTCCAGTCCATGCTTAACTCCCTTCTCCAAATATGCGGCACCAGATTCTTACCAACGTCCCAATCAGTATCTTCAGCATCACGGCTGGCGGCAGGATGATGAATGGCAGCTTGCGCTTGTAGCCCACGTCAGCCCGCCACTGAGGCTTGATGTTGTCGATGTAGCCCATGCCTCTGCGGTGCAGCACGATGTGCGTCACGCCCTTCTCAGTGACCACGCGGTGATAGCTGTTCTTGAACGTCCACAGATCGATGAAATCACGCAGAGCAGAGCCAGATGTGATCCTCGCCGCTGTCCGTGTAAAGTCATCGCAGTCGCCCTTGTATGGCGGCTTGTTGATCAGGTGGTAGCTGTCGATCTTGCCGTCAGCTTCCCACACAAATCGTTCTATGAATTGCTCTAGGGTCAATAGTTGTTACCCCCAAGCCAGATATGGCCAGGTAATCCTTTAGACGATAACCAAGCGTTAACCTGATCAGGCTGGAAAATCTTAACCCCGTCAATCTCTGCGTAGTCCAATTGACCCCCACCAGTTTGACCAATCGTGCCGTTACGCTTGGCCCAGCGAACAATCTTTGACTTGGCCGCTTGACCTGTTTCTGTTTCGTCTGTCTCGCTGTCCTCATCTGCGACATCGAAAGACAACCGCACAAGGTAAACAAGCCCAGCGAGATACTGTAGGTCGGGGGTGTAGAAGCTGATTGTGTCACCGACCTGCGCCGTACCTGAGAACACTGCAAACGGCCCTTGTTTGCGTAGGAAGCGACCCACGAACACAGAGCCATTGTAAGCCATTGTGGTTTCATCAACCCACGCTGGCAGGTTAGCACCCACCCTTACTCCGAACTCAGCCTGTACGGCAGGGACAAACGCTTGTGTCTCAGTTTCCTCGAAGGTCTCAGGGTCTATATCGACAAGACGTGGTACGGCAGGTACGAACTCTTGGATTACCTCAACGTCAAGTGATCCGCGAAGGTCTTTATTCTTCGATAGGAACTTACCTGTGCCAGCCCAAGGGGAATACTCAAAGCCGCGACGTTGACGCCACCCATTATCGATTGTCTCAAGTACGTCACCAAACGTAGGACTGTCTGGGTCTGTGTCTGTGATAACCGTGTCAGGGTTCTTGCGGATCAGGCCGTAGTTTCTTGCGAATTGCACAAGCGTCTGAGCGTCTGGTGCGTGAAGGACTAGATCAATGCTCATGCGCTTGTCTCCTCCATGCCTGCATCTGAGATGTCACCCTCATCACCCACCCACATGATGAATTCTTGGATCACCCCGTTAAAGATAGGGGCAAGCAGAATATCCGTCGTGGATAGGTCAGGGAAGCCGAGGGGTGTAGTTTCCGTGAGTGCTGTACCATCTAGCGCGGCATTAATGAATGTTTCGCCGTGGCGTGATGCGATTGAGAGCGGTACGTTGACGCCGGGACTGTAGTAGGTTTTTCCCGTGTTCACTAAGGCAAGGCCGGCGGCAACTTCTTGAACGAACAACATCCGCCCAGTATCAACTTGGGAAAACGACGTACTCATAGCCGCGTAGATATAATTTGAGGCGTCTAACGTCCACGTAAACGGAACAACTGCACCGCCAACACCGTCACCAACAACTCCTACATCTGCATACGCATACGTCATCAAGCCCTTCATCCCGAAGCTGACTGTTAGGGGTTTGACTTCTTTTAGGCTTATGTTGTCGGCCTCGACGTAGGTTCCCGCTGTACCGTACCCACCATATACATTGATATTGTGTGTTGTCATCGTGGCAATGAATGCCAATGAGACATTCGATTGGTCCGAGAAACCGTATAAACTGGCAACTCCGGGTATTCCGTTGCTGGTGCCCTGTAAGGGACGGACGCCAGCCGCGCCATTTGTACCCTTCAATATCGTCCCGACGGAAAGCAAGTACATCGCCCCGACTGTCAATCCAGTTATTTCTTGCTGTGCTCCTGGCCCAGTTCCAGTAACCCCATCTGGGCCATATGTGACACGCAATCTGCCATCAACTACTGACAGTATTTCATCGCCAATATTAACCACCCAACCTGTAGTCCCGTCACCAAAGTCACCATTCGTGACCAACTCAATGCCAGTCACTTCTGTCCGTGTAGGATAGGTTACATTAGCAATAGGGATTGTCGCCACGTCAGCAGCACGAACCACTGTAGAACCAGCCGTGGGGATGTAGCTTGTGGGCTTGGAGCCTGCTTCGAGTTGTACCCCATTAAAAGCAACGTCCCCTATTTCGTTAAGTTCCCAAATAGATACTGTATAATCTTTCGCAACGCCTGAACTATTGGTTACTGCAAGAGAAAGCCGCCATATACCTGCCGACACCTCTACAGGGTCGAACTCGTGCGCTAGGTCAATTCCCGTGCCGCCAACACTTGCAGGCACTGTCGTTAGTGTTGTGCCGCCAATCGTGCAAAAAACTCTGACGCGCTCTGAACCAGGAGTGCCTACCACAAACTCAAATTGAAAATCGTCAGATTGGTTTGCGTCGATATAAGCAGATCCGCATACTGTATCCCCATTCGCGATAGATGCTACGGCTGGATACCCTCGTGCTGACGAGGTGTTGAGGAGATTGAGTACACCCCAGTTTGGTAGCCCAAGAGGATTTGATCCAGCCGCAGTAAAAGTTGCACCAGACGCCGCCGTCCATTGTGTGTAGTCTTGCGATTGAGTGATCAGATTAGTCGCCGCTGCACTCTCGTGGCGGTAGCCATTTATAGGCCATGAGGCCGCTGTGTTCAGCGTGGCAGGTACTGCTGTGGCTGTGGTGGGAACGTATAGCCCTGAGACAGCATTGCCCGAGTTGGCTACAACACCGTTGAGGTCGGAGCGGTATAGATGCAGACCACCCAAAGCTATTGAACCACTGTCGTTACTGTCAGTACCAACACCAACTCTTAAAGGGCCAATCTCGCCACCTGCCCAAGTAAATGTTTTGGTAGCTTTCCCATCAACCACATCGCTTTTATACATGGCAGATCCTGCACTTGCCATCGTGAGGTATGCAAAAGGTCGGCTTAAAGAACCAGAAAAGCTATCCACATAAACTTCAAAAGTATAAGTACCTGCGGGTAAATCACCTGTAAATACTTGGTAAAATTCTCTGGCCGTTGATGCCGACATGACGTAGCCACCAAGACCATTAGCAAGAGTTGTTGGCGTAGATGTGCCGCCTGTACTTGGAATATAGTTATCTACAAAAGTCTCAGAATACGGCAGATAGTTATGCGCATTCCAAGCCGCTGTGGTAGGGTCGTAAACCTTGTGATTACGCCGTGGGAGATACACCGCCGCTGTCGTTGTTGGTACATAGGTTTCAGAGCCAGCCACACGGTCAGCTAAGGGAACAGGGGCCATGCCGCCAAGGTCGGAGCGGTAGATGCGCAGGTTGTCTGTTTTATATTGAACAGTACCAGCACTCTCTGAAGTAATAAAAAGCGCAAGCGACGTGGCTGTCGTAATCACATCAGACTGTAAGGTAAATAAAGTTGGCTCCTCTGGAACTAAAGTGGTCGAACCAACTGTGTTTGCTTGTCCGCTCATGGAAACAGCCGTAGAGAACGACTTGCCGACATCCTCTGGACGTGCTGCCCACAACCGAAAAGCAACCGTGTATGTTGCGTTGACTGCTGGAACAACTTGGGAACCAGACTTAGTTTCTAAACGCTGCCCCGTACCTGTCGATTGCCAAGTATTTGCGTCTATATTTGTAGCTGATGTATACTTCCACGCCACCACTGTTTCAGAAATATCATCTGACTGAAACTGAAAGTTATGCGGTCCCCACTTCAGCAGCCCATCGCTGTCAGTCATGGTCGCCAAGGATGTGCGGGTCTGCGTCACAATATCAGAAAACTTATCGCCGACCGTCCCGGCCTTGGCATACCGCTCATTCTGCATGTCCAAGATTGTCTTCGGCAGAATGCTGTTTGCTACATAAATGTAGGCGACATCGTTTGATAGAATTGCGCGAGTGGCTGTGCCAGACAACAGACGCTCCGTGGTGTCGTACCAACCATCAGGAATGGATGTGAGCCGCAAAGGCCATAGGATTTCCGCATTTACTGGCGTGACAAACCCATTGACCAGAGCCGCCGCAGCCACCGCGTCAGAAACAGATGCAGCCGCCACAATCGCGGCGTCAGAAACAGATGCAGCCGCCGCTGCTGCGCTTGTAGATGCCGAAGAAACATTCGCGGTTGTCGTGACCACATCAGCGCTCGTAGATACGACATCAGCGTTAGTCAGAGCCAGATCAGCCGCCGTATCGATTGAAGCCTGCGCCGCAGTTGCGGCATCCGCAGTTGTCTGAGCCACGGCACCCGCAGCAATCGCGGCGTCGGCGTTGGTGCTTATGACATCAGCCGCTGTGGCCGCCTCACTGCCTGCGATACTGACAACATCAGCAGCAGTCGCAGCAGCATCAAGTCCTGTCTGGACCAGGTCAGCCGCCGTATCCAGCGTGTCTTGATTGGTTGCAGCCAGATTTGCTGCTGTCGCGATAGCATCTGCAGCTGTAGCCCCGGCATCTATGGTAGTCTGAGCCAAATCAGAAGCTGTGGCTGCTGCGTCAAGGCCTGTCTGTACTCGATCCGCTGCTGTGGCTACGGCATCTAAACCGGTCTGCACGCGGTCTGCTGCTGTGGCTGTCGCGTCAGCTTCTGTATCAAGTGTGTCTTGGTTCGTAGCTGCAAGATTTGCCGTTGTGACGATGACATCTGAACCAGTGGAAAGAGCATCAGCTGCTGTCGCCGCCGCATCCAACCCTGTCTGTACACGGTCAGCGGCCGTCGCTAATGCATCCGCTCCTGTGGCTGTCTCGCTTGACGCTGCAGCTGCTGCTTCGATAGCTGCTTGCGCTTCACTGCCCAAAGCACCTGCTTCAGAGGCTGCTGCAGCTTGTGCAGACGCCAATGCCTCCGCTGCATATACACCAGCCTCTACGGTGCTTGCACCGGCGTCCCCTTTCAGTCCTGTTGGACCGGTCGGGCCTGAGATACCCACCTCTTCAATAACGACAGATGTCCCGTCAGCAGTGGTATTTACTGTAATATCAGCGCACATTGATTATCACCTCTGGTGTAGCTAACGTGTTTCCATCAGTTCCTAGTGCCCGGACACTAAACGGATAGTCCCCCACGATAAGAGGCTCCGTCCCTTCCAACTTCACGTCGAAAGTCCCGATCAACAGATCGATCGGGATCACGGAGAACTGGAGCGCAGGGAATTTACAAATAACAGTGACTTCAGACACTTCCAGGGGTGCCCCTACTGCGTCTGTCCATGTGAAGCGCATGACCTTGTCCGCGCCCCTGTAAACGGTGATTCCTGACGCCATCTGTGCACTCCGCCATTTCGTTTTTGTGGTAAATTCTCCGCTATGATAGAGGAAATTTTCACACCAAACCAAACCACACCACAAACGACTATAATAGGGAATGTCATCATGAGATTACGCACTTCAAAGCTCTTCGCTCTCGAAGGCGCTGCCGAAGCATTTATGGGCAGTCTGCCCGCTGGCTCGGAGCCTCTCATCATCCCCAACGTCAATGCTGAAGACAAAGCTCGGGCATACCCAAACCCACGCATTGAATCTTTCAAGGTTGCGTATTGGGACATCCCGCAAGCATTCCTCAAAGGAACACCAACATGACTATTTTCAAAGGCCCTCAAGAAATGGAAGTCGAGGTCATTCTCGCTTCCAGAGCAGACGGCTGCCAGCCGCTCTACACTGTCCGCTGCCGCTACCCCCGCATCATCCACGGCGAGATCATGACGCACCGCGATTTCTCTCGCAACGCCCGCAGCTCTCGCGCTGTACCAATCAAGACCATGCTCAATGAAGTCCGCAATTCCCCCTTTGTCCCTTGGCATTGGGGCAAGAACCAAAAAGGGATGCAAGGCGCCGGTGATCACAACCAGCCTGTCATCATCCCTTATGGTTTTGTCAACGATTGGGACTTTGACACGCCTATTTCTCGTGAAGACGCCTGGCTCTACGCACGCGACCGAGCTGTTGAAGTGGCCGAAGCCTTTATGACGGCAGATTATCACAAACAGATCCCCAACCGTTTGCTCGAACCTTTCTCTTGGATCGACACACTGATCTCCTCCAGTCGCTGGGACAACTTTCTCTGGCTCCGTGAACATGGAGACGCAGAACCCCACTTTCAGGATCTGGCAAAGCTTGTCGGTTTGGCTATCAAAGATGCTGAGCTTCAAGAGCTTGAGCCAAATCAATGGCACCTGCCCTACATCACAACCGAAGATCGTAAATTCGTCGAAGGTAACGGGATGACCGCTGCCTTCAATGTTAGCTTTCTGGCCAAAATCTCTGCCGCCCGTTGCGCACGCATCTCCTACAAGCCTTTCGACGGAGATGCATCCTACGAGCGTGAGATTGAACGCTACGATAGCCTTCTCAGCTCTGACCGTGTCCATGCCTCTCCTCTGGAGCATCAGGCCACACCAGACCACATGATAACCATTGAAGGCATGATGCTGGACAAAGAAGGAAATGACATAGAGCACCTTGGTGTTCGTGATTTCTGGAATAGTCCACGACTTCACGGCAATCTCCCTGGCTGGATCCAATACCGCAAGACGGTCCCCGGCGAGGTCTACCGAGACCCTGTCTGATCTCCAAGTGTTCGCACCATTCTTGTTTTTTGGTGCGGACACGCATTTCATCATTAACCCTTAAAGGAGGCACGCACATGTCCACCATGTTTGGCTGCTCACTTAAATCCGCATATCAAATTTGCGTTGATTATCTCATGGCTGGCATCACGCCCTCACTTGAATCCAGTCCCGGCCTTGGCAAATCTGCCCTTGCCAAGAAGATTGCCAAAGACTTCAACCTCAAGCTCATCGACATCCGTTTGAGCCAAGTCACGCCAGAAGATCTCATGGGCTTACCTATGCGGAATGAAGCAGGCCGTGCTTACTACGCCACCATGGAGATGTTCCCTCTCGAAGGGGACCCCATCCCTGAAGGCTTCGACGGTTGGCTCCTCTTCTTTGACGAGTTCAACTCCGCGGCCAAATCTGTACAGGCTGCGGCCTACAAACCTATTCTCGACCACATGGTCGGCCAGGAACGTCTGCACGAGAACTGCTATGTCATGTCGGCAGGCAACCTCCAAACTGACCGGGCCATCGTTATCAACGGCGGCACGGCCATTCAAAGCCGCGTCGGTCACATCACCATCGAGCACAATGAACCAGAGTTCATGGAGCACATGATCGACGCTGGCTTCGATTACCGCGTCCGTGGCTTCATCGACTACAAGCCGGAGTACGGGCATTACTTTGACCCCGATCACCATGACCGCACGTTCTCTTGTCCCCGCACTTTGGAGTTCCTCTCGGACTACGTCAAACCCAAGGCGACTGAAGACATCACGGCCACTGGTTGTGCCGGTCTGGTCTCTGACGGCGTTGGTGTCGAATTCGTTGAGTACATCAAGGAATACGCCAATCTCCCTAAGTACGGCGCCATCGTTGCACACCCGGATTCTACAGGTATCCCGCAACGAGGAGCCACGTGCTTCGCGGTGACGTCAATGCTGATCGAATACTACGATCGCGCAGACTTCAAAACTGTCTCGAAATACATTTCTCGGTTCTCGCCTGAGTTCCAGATCCCGTATTACCGCGCAGTCAAAGTCAAAGACCCAGCAATCATCAAGGACCCGCAGTTCAAAGCACGTATCGGCGAACTCACGCGCTTCTTGAGTGACTCTGAACTCACCGGTCTCCACGAGGCCGCATAACCAATCTGGAGCATCCAATGGATCTTGTTACCCTTCCCCAATACGAACACGTCACCCCGTTACCGGAAGCGCAACTGGACAAGTTGCTCCAGAAAACCAAAGGACGTTTGTTCTTCAAGCACAACTCCGCATTTGTCGCACGTCTCTTGTGTGACATCGACATCTTCTGGGATTACTCCTGCAAGACTGCATGGACCGACGGGGAGCGTATGGGCATCAACCCGGCGCTGTTCACTTGGCTTGAGCCAGAGGAACGCGTTACGCTTCTCGTCCATGAAGTCTGGCACCCAGGCTTCGGTCACGTCATTCTTTCCCGTATCGGCAAACGCGTCTTTGATATTTGGAACCAAGCAGCTGACCATGTGATTAATACCATGCTGCGCTCAGAGGGATTCACGTTTGGTCCCAAACTTATGTCCCTCAACCCATGTATCGACATGCGTTTTCACAAGATGTTCACCGAGCAGGTCTACGACATCCTGTATAACGAGCAGCCTCCCTGCCCTGAAGGAATTCACGGCTCAACGGAACCCCTAAGCGGTCAGGACATTGTCCCCTTTAAGGGAGAGAAAGGCATCATCGAACGCAAGATCGTCACAGCACAACAGGCGGCCAAAGCGGCGAACCAAGCAGGCAGCACTCCGGGTGAAACCACCCTCCTTCTTGATGAGTACCTGCATCCAAAACTGCCTTGGGAAGTCCTTGTCCAGAACTGGTTCACTGCGCTCTCCCATGACGATTACTCCATGCGGCGCCCTAACCGACGCTACGAGGACATGTATCTCCCGTCCCTTCTCGCCAATGAGGGTCTCGAGCATCTCATGTATTTCTGGGACATCTCTGGCTCAGTTTCAGATCAGGACATCGCTCAGTCCAACGCTGAACTGCGTCACGTCCATGATAACCTCCAGCCTGAGCTCATGTCGCTTGTCACATTCGATCATGAACTCCAGGATTTCTACGAATTCGAACGGGATCTTCCCTACGATAAAGTCGAAGTCACTGGCCGGGGTGGCACCTGTTTGAAGCCTGTGCTTGCACACATCAAAAAGCATCGTCCAACAGCGGCCATTATCTTCTCCGATCTTCACTGCGCGCCCATGAGAGAGGACCCCAAAATCCCTGTTCTCTGGATCGTCCTAAATAACCCCGATGCCACAGTCCCCTTTGGACGCATGGTTCACCTCGACACGCAAAGCTAAGGAACCAACATGTCTACAGTCAACGGACGCTCCCTCATCGAAGCAGGCCCCATCGCAAACATGCTTGAAGTCAAAGAGCGCCTTCATGGTGTCTCGCACGGCTTGACTGAAGCCGGATACGACATCCGTCTCAAGCAGGCCATCAAGTTCTCCCGCAGTGTCGGGGGCAGACCAATGGTTGAGGTTGACGATGCCTACGGTCAAGCAGTGCACACTGCCCGTGGCCGCTTTGTCATTGCTTCTGCCATGGAACGCTTCACCATGCCTGACGATCTCGTCGGCGTGGTCCATGACAAGTCTACATGGGCACGCCAAGGCGTGTCTGTCTTCAACACCGTCATCGAGCCAGGTTGGCAAGGCTTCCTCACACTTGAGATCGTTTTTCACAGCGAGACAGAAGTCATCATTCCTGCTGGTGCAGGTATCGCACAAGTTCTCTTCTCACGTGTTGAGAACCATGCTAAATATGCGGGCAAGTATCAGGATCAAGCAGACGAACCAGTCTCTGCCATCCTCGAATCCTCCTCATAAAGTTGCCTCCCCCTGTGCCTGTGTCCTCGAACGCTTACCCAGCGTTTGGCAGGGGGCAACTGTCTGGTCAGTTCCTATGCTGATCAGACATTTTTATTCAAGAATATGGTTGTAGATCGTGCCATGGGTAGCCCCCTAACGGTCTTGCTTGCAAGGCAACCGTACCCGACAGCTCTGATTCCAGTCCGCCGCAAGGACGTTACGAGATGATGAGTTGTCGGGATTAATCCCTCGGGACGCCGGCTTGCTAGGTCGGGGTATAAAACATCAGTAAGCAGAGAAGCCCGGGCACATACTCGGATATCTGCTAAGTCGTCACGGCATAAGGACCTGCAAAGTCTGGACCCAGGGCGCAACCTCATAGCCCAGCCAGCGGTGGCTTTATAACACTGCGCAGCCAGAGGGGGTAGCTGCCATGTGGCTTCTCCGGCCTAGTCTAATCCGCTAGGTTACTCCTGATCTGGTACGTGTGTGGGGGCTTATCACCCCCACACACACTCTTAAATGTAAGGTATTCGGGGAACCCTTCCCCATCTCCCCGTCAGGCCCTAATCTACAGGCATGACAAACACTCCCAAAACCTACCGAGTCCTTGAACTCAAGCCCTCGTCTGACACAGCTTCGAAACCTTCGGAGCTTATCCAGATCCGCGGGCATGATGGGCTCACGCTCAATGCACGCAGAGCCATTACCCTTCTCTGGCATAATGCTCACCGTCAGGGCATCGAAGAGAACAAGGACTATACCATTGAAATAGACCAGCTCATGCCCCTGCGGCACAAAGGCTATGAAATGGTTGAAGAGGCTATTGAAGCCCTTATGACCACACTGATCATGGTCCCGCTCCCGGACGGCAGCACACGCCGTGTGCAAGTCCTGGGCGGGAATGATCTCACAGACAAGAACCGCCGTGCGGGAACGCTGACCTACAGCTTCGACCGGCGTCTTGTGGAAGTGCTGCGTGACAGTGCCATCTGGGGTAAGATCTCGATCCCCGAACTCATGGCCTTCTCGTACCGCTACTCCATCACGCTTTATGAGCACATCTCTCAGTGGATCGGTCTGACGCAGATGCAGGGAAAGACCTTCAATCTCGAAGAATTCCGCCATGTCCTCGGTGTCACTCCCAACAAATATAAGGCATTCGGGGGATTGAACCAACAAGTCCTGAAACCTGTTCTGGCTGAGATCAATGCATTGGCTCCATTCAATGTTGCTATACAGCCAATAAAAACAGGGAAAAGTGTAACGCACATCCGTCTGCAATGGTGGGAGAAGTCTATCCCAGAACGCCAAGAGGCCTACGCTGAAGTCAATCGATCCAAGATCGGAAGACGTGCAAGGATCAAAGGCAACGTGGAATATGTGCTTCCTTCCGTCTCTTCACCACAACGTCTTGTGCGTGATGCTAGGAAATCAGCCACAAAGAATGATGATTCACTGATTGAATAATCCCCGAATCTCTTACAGCAACTCCCCGAATCTCTTATTTTACTGCCCATATTCCTTACCGGACTCCCCGTATATCATACACTTAGTCCCGTAAGCTTTTGATTTTGTTAAGCGAATACCGCTTAGAATCTATGAATTCCAAATCAAAAGAGAATCTCCCGAATCCCTTACACTTGTAACTCGCCAATAGCGGGAATTTTTCCTTGTGTCATTGCCCTCTTTTTTGGTAACACCACACCACACCACACCTGTTCTCCCTCCTCCCCAGGTTCGGTGCTTCAGGCCGGTCCAGCCTCCTCCTCCCAGAGTTCACTGGACCGGTCTTTTATTTAGGGACTTTGTTGCCTTGAACATAGTACGCCATCAGAACCCCAACCATCTCACCGTTGGTTCTCCGCTCGGTCATACACAGCTGCCGAAAGTTCTCGTAGTCGCTCTCCGGCATACGCACAGACATCTGCACAACTGGGTTTGCTTCGCGCCTGCCCCAACGCTTACTGCGCGCTGCGACGAGTTCAGGGTTCTTTTCGGCTTCTTGAGCCAATCCTTCAAAGTTCAAACTTTTAGCCATTACGACCTCCATCATGGTTAAGGCGAGGTTCTCTTACCCAGCCCAGAAGCTCACGCACCTCTTCTCCAAAGAGGTCGGCGTTAGCCATCGCCTTCTCAACGCCACTGACCTCAACTCTGTCGAGATCGTGCAGCGTTCCCCCGTAATTATGCAAAGAGGAATAAGCAGTGCGGTTGTGCAATTCGATGTCAAACGCGCCTACCTTCGCTCTTACCTGTGCATTCAGGGATTTTGCCAACCGCGACTTCACCGCGGCTTGCGTACGCGCAAACAAGATCCTCACCGGGATCTCCCTACGCATCGACCGAGCCTCAAGATTTACTTGAGCCAGTGTCTCGATCGCTCCTTCGGCATCCGGCTGTTCGTCTCCCATGGGGATGATCACAAGATCACTCTCCCCCATGGCAAATGCATTCAGCCGGGTGGCCGCTCCTTCCAGGTCCAGAATAACGAAATTGAAGTCCCGGTCAGCGATCGCAATCGCATCATGGATTTCTCTCTCGCTCGTGCAAGACAGCACTCTGATATTCTCAGGAAGATTTGCTTTCGTGGCCCACGCCTTCAAGCGTTGAGCGGGATCTGCATCAATAACGCAAACCCGGCTTCGTTGAGCCAACGTGACGGCAAGTATAATTGCCGACGTGGTCTTACCAGCACCCCCTTTGGAGGATGCAAATGTGATGATCGCCATACTCAGACTCCAGTTTCCCAATCAAAGCCGTGCTCCCACCATACACATACTTTTTTAGATTTGTGTATCAAATTGTATCAAACTGCATCAAATCACCCCAAATCGCTGCTTTCATGTAGTTTTTTGGGGTTTTTTCGTAAGGAAGGCCTTCTCTTATGAGCTCCCCTACCGGTATTTCTACCTCACACGACGAGATACACGCACTAGCTCTCATGGTTTCTGCTTCGCTGGATACCCCCCTTCACCTCATAAAGAGGGACGGTAAGCTCACCCACGCTCTTATGCGTGTCCGTCAGCGCATCATACGGGAAGTGCATTCTGTGGGGCGTTACAAGCGCCAGACCATTGCCGACTTCTTCGGCCTTTCAATCTGCACAGTGACGGCCTCCCTCACAGAAGAGCAGAAATGTAAGCCCCGCCCCTACACACCCGAAGAGGACGCCTTGATCGCCTCGATGCACCGTAGCGGAAGTTCGATCCCACAGATCCTCAAGCACATATCCTCCCGCTCAGCCTCCTCCATCCGCAGACGCTTGGCTCATCTCAAGAAAGGAGATCCATCGATCTCCCGTGACCACCAGCCCACATATCTGGGATGCGTCCCTCCGTTAATGCTCGAGCTTGCTCGTCGAGAGAATGAACGGATGCGGAGTAATTTATAACTCCCCATTCCGTTTTTTTGAGGGGGTCTTCCAGAAACTCCCACTCCTCAACGAAAGACATACCATGACCTCCCTCAATCCTGACCAACTGAAGGCAGCCAATGCCTTCCTAGACTTCATGCTCTCCGATGATATCTATGCCGTCATCACCGGCCCTGCTGGTGTCGGAAAGACCTTCCTCATGGAGCACCTCTCCAACAACGGTATGAAGATGTACGCCGATGCATGTACTCTTATACAGGAAGAGCCAAAATACACTGAGACGCACTTCACAGCCACAACCAACAAAGCCGCTGAAGTTCTCGGTACATCCATTGGCAAGCCTGTCAGCACCATCCACTCATTCTTGGGTCTCAAGATTCAACGGAACTTCGACACAGGCAAAGCCTTCTTAACCAAGTCGCGCAACTTCCATATTCGCGAGGGTGTCGTCGTCTTCATTGACGAAGCTTCTACAATCGACACCGACCTCATGAAGTTTCTCGATATAGGCCTGCCTAATTGCAAGATTGTCTTTGTAGGTGATCACGCTCAGATGGCCCCGGTCAACGAAGACATCTCCCCCGCATTCCTTATCGGTAAGCCAGAGAACTGCTACACGCTGACCACGCCTGTGCGTAACGCCGATACCCCAGCACTCATGGCTCTTTGCCAGCAGCTGCGTGACACTGTCGAGACAGGTATCTTCAAGCCTATCGTGGCTGTCCCTGGCGTCATCGAGTACCTCACACCAGATCACATGGAAGAAGGTCTGGGGTACGTCTTCGAAGATCCCGATCCTTCTTGCCGTGTCCTGTGCTTCACAAATGACCGCGTCAAAGACTACAACGCCCACATCCGCGAAGATGTCCGCTCTCTTCCGGCGCACCTGACCGTAGGTGAAGCTGTCGTTGTCGGTGACTCCTACCAGCGCGGCCAACTCACATTCTCCGTCGAGCAGCAACTCACCATCACGTCTGTTGGACCTGACTTACCGACCGGCTACGAGTATGAGGGTGAGCCTGTCATGGCTCGTGACGTCGGCTTTGGTGATGCCGACCCTGACGCACCCTTCTTTGGCGCCCCCGTCTGCACCAACCCTCACGTCCTCAAGAGCGCCCTTGCAGTGGTCAAGCGGCGTAAGGACTGGCGCACCTTCTACGAGATGAAAGACCGCTTCCTGGATATCCGGGATAAGGCCTCTTGCACCGTCTATAAATCACAGGGCTCCTCCTACGATTTCGTCTTCGTGGATCTGGGGAATATCGGAACCTCTTTCGATGCCCAGCAGGTAGCGCGCATGATCTATGTCGCTGTCTCCCGAGCACGCCATAAGGTCTTCTTCTATGGTGAGCTCCCCAATCGCTACAACGACTCCAAAGGAGCTCAGCTATGGATCCCAAAGAATGGGCCGAACTCATCTCAGGAAAACTCCTCGAATACGACCGAGGCCGCCTGAGTGAAAACAAAAGCGAACTGATTCTAAATCACGCAAAGTTAACCGGTAACCACACCGGTTTTCTTTTCGGGGGGAGATTCATCTCGAACTTGCCCCCGGTACAGCACCGGAATGTCGTCAAGAGCATGCTCCATCCCCTCCTCCATGATGACGCTCGTCTGTATCTTGATGACGTCAAGCTGGCCGATCGTGAAGAGATGCAAATTAGGCAGGGCGTCTATTCGCTCCTGCAGCACTGCAATGATTTTCAAGATGCCCGAGACGCTCTTCCTGATGCCATCGTCAATCTCTTTCAAGCTTTGTCGATGTTCAAACGTACCCGGCCTGAAGCTTATCCCATCGCACATAGCGAGATCAAAATGCACAACTGGAAGATCATTTCAGATGTCATTTTCACCCGCTTCGCCAGTGCCCTAATCAACTGAGGCCCCCATGCAATACCAGACATTCACAGACATCGAAGCTACCACCTACCCTGTTGCTGTTCTGGTTCCTAAGCTGGAAGTAGACGGCATCGTCCGTGAGTATCTGGATCCAAGCACAATCAATCCCCAAGACGTTGTCGCATACCAGCTTCATATCGCTGGCAAGACGACGCCTATGGTTGAGCAGAAAGCATTTCTCGATGAGATGCTGTCCATCTTTGAAGACTTGGAAACCAAGTACATCCTTGTCAGCGATCCCGCATACTTCAAAACACTCACCGGCGTGAATAAGGCAGACGCCTATCTTGGTTACGTCTTGCCAAATACCTACCCCGCTTCACAGGCCCACCGCTTCAATGTGATTTTCATCCCCAACTTCCGTCAGGTCTTCTATGACCCGCAGCGGACACGGAGCAGAATCACCCAGGCTCTGGACGCTCTTCACAGCCACAGGAACGCGCATTACAGGCCCCCGGGCGATTCCATCATCCACTTCGAGGCCTACCCCAGCACAGTCACTGACATCGCTGCTTGGCTCCAGAAGCTCATGGACATGCCGTCCCTCACAGCTGACATCGAAGCCTTCTCTCTGCGTCATTACGATGCCGGTATAGGCACCATTTCTTTTGCATGGAACAAACACGAAGGGATAGCCTTTCCCGTCGATCTGGGAACCAATCCAGTTGAGATACGCCGCCTTCTCGTCAAGTTCTTTCGTGAATACAAAGGCAATCTCAAATGGCACAACGGCAGCTATGATCTGACCGTCCTTATCTACCAACTCTTCATGGACGATATCTTGGACCAAGAAGGCCTGCTCACAGGTCTCGAAGTCATGGCGCAGCGCGACTGGGACGACACCAAGCTCGTCGCCTATTTCGCAACCAACTCCTGCGCCGGCAACAAACTCAGCCTCAAAGATCAGGCGCAAGAGTTTGCAGGCAACTATGCTGAATCTGAGATCAAGGACATCACCAAGATCCCCCTGCCCGATCTCCTGCGCTACAATCTCGTTGACTCTCTGGCGACTTGGTATGTCTGGGACAAGCACTGGGACACCCTGATCGCTGACGATCAGCTCACCACCTACACTGATCTCTTCATGCCTGCCCTCACGGACATCATTCAGATGCAACTGACAGGTATGCCTGTCGATATCAGCAAGGTCTCCTACGCCAGGGAAGCTCTTGAGATCGAAATGGCTGAGGCGGTACGCCGCATTCAGACAGAACCAGTGGTGCAAGCTTTCACGTATGAGCTTGATATGGAGCACGTCGCCAAACGGAATGCGGCGCTCAAAACCAAGACCATCAAAATGGGCGAAGAGCCACAGGAGTTCAATCCTAACTCGGGTCCCCAGCTTATCCGGCTTCTCTACGAAGATGTCGGCTTACCTGTTCTTGAACGGACAGACACCAAGCTCCCTGCCACTGGCGGGGAAGTCTTGGAAAAGCTCAAGGCACATACCGAAGATCTCCAGATCATCAACTTGCTCGATGCTCTGATGAATTTCAAAAAGGTCGAGAAGATCCTGTCTTCTTTTATCCCGGCACTCGAAGGCTCCGTTCAGGGTCCTGATGGCTGGTACTACCTCTTTGGTTTCTTCAATCTTGGGGGGACTATCTCTGGTCGCCTGTCTTCCAACAGCCCCAATCTTCAGAACCTCCCTGCCAACTCCAAGTTTGCAAAAGTCATCAAAGACTGTTTCGTTGCGCCTGATGGACAACTGTTCATTGGTCTCGACTTTGCATCACTTGAAGACAGGATCTCTGCTCTGACCACCAAAGACCCAAACAAGCTTGCCGTTTATACGGAAGGCTTCGACGGTCACTGCCTCCGGGCACAGAGCTATTTCTCTGAAGAGATGCCTGACATCGAACGTGCGCCTGAAAATGCGCGCTGCTTTGAAGCCACGATCAATGGCTCCTCAGTCTTTTTCCATGAACATGAATCTGTGACTTACCTCGGCCAATCTATGTCCGGTGGCGAGTTATGGGATCGTCTCTCCAACGTGCAGACAGCTGCATAAACCCAAAGGACTCTACCATGTCTACACCCCGCCTTACCAACGACACGCGTGAAGCTATCATTTCAGGCATCATGACTCATGCTTTTGGAAAAGATCTTCAAATCCAGAAGGATACAGAGATCCAGTTTTCCCATGATCTCTTCGAGTCTGTCTACAAAAACGACCTTGAGACATTGCGCACTGCAGGCTCTCACATGTTTCCGGAATCAAACTCTTTCCGCATCAGTTTTGAGGGATCAACACAGCAATGCTCGTTTTATTCTGGTATTCAGAATGTCCATTTTTACGAATCTTGTGGGATATACCCCAGTAAACCAGAAAAATCTACTCGTCGTGTGCCTGATCAGGTCAAAACTTGGCGGCCCATCACTGTTCTGGATCCAAAGACCAAACTTGGAAAGCGTTTTGAGGCGCTTGAAAAGTCTCACGATGCTTTGCTGGAGCGCGTTGTTTCTGCTCATGCCAACGCCAAAGCCATTCTCACCAAAACTTCATCTTTCAAAAAACTCCTTGAGATCTGGCCTGAAATTGAAACCTTCGTGAAACCTTTCATGAAGAGCGAGACAACTGCTCAGGTTCCCATGATCCAGGTCGAAGCACTCAACACTTCTTTGGGTCTTCCAGCGTAAGGAGCCAAGCATGCTGACTATCACTGATATGATCGACGAGATCTCTGAGACGTCAGCCTCTGCGCATGACGTCGCTCGGATCAACTCTGTCGCTACTCTCTATCCAAAGCAGCGGCAGATCTCCAAGACACCTACCTTCGCGCTCACTTATCAGGGCACCTTCGTCACGCTTATGGTCAAGTGCGGGTTCACCAAAGAACTCGCCACGCAAATCTATGATAGATTCCATGGGCTTTACCGGGTCTCTGACGAGTGGGTCGATGCGCAGCTCAAGCAAGCCTCCAACACTGGCTACATCACCGCTGCATTCGGCCTCCGTGTGCGCACACCTCTGCTCAAGCAGGTTGTCATGGGAAACCGTGCTACGCCTTACGAGGCGGCCGCTGAAGGGCGCAGCGCAGGCAATGCGTTGGGACAGTCTTATTGTCTCCTCAACACACGGGCTTTGACCGAGTTTATGATCAAGGTCCGGGCACACCCGGAGTACCGCTACCGCATCCGCCCTATCTCTCAGATCCACGACGCAACCTACATCCTCATCCCCGATGACATCGAGGTTCTGCGTTGGGTCAATAAGCACCTTGTCGAGGCTGTGGAGTGGCAGGACGATCCTGCCATTGCGCATGATCTCGTTAATCTGGGCGGAGAACTCTCTGTCTTCCACCCATCGTGGTCTCACGAAGCTGTCCTCAGCAATGGAGCCAGTGAAGACGACATCCGAACTGCAATTGCAGACCATCTCACCAAGCTACAGTCCAAAGGCATTGTAGTTTAGAACCAAGGAATCCCTATGTCCAAGAAATCCCCCCTCCCTGCTGCCGAAGCAAACGCCTACCATTTTCTAGCTGCGGCTCAGGTCCGCTACATCGACGAAGATGATCAGGTTAAAGATCACACGCTGAACACCATGCTGCAGGGTACGAGCCCGCAGATTCATGCCCATGAATTGTCGGTCATCACCAAGTCCGCGCATCAGCGGGCTTGTCAGGAACTGGGTATTGCCCCGAACAAAGTGACCAATATCACAATTCTCAACATCCAGCTTCTGAGCATCTGCCCCGAGTCTGTCTTTCACGGCACCGCAGCTGAGGCACCTCCAAAATCTGAGGTGCACTGATGGATTACGTCACGCATATTGAGCATGCCAGTATCTGGCTTCGCAAGTCCGGCGTCTACAAGCAGGCAAGATTGTTTGTCCGCGGTGAGGTCCTCTTTGCTGAAATGGGCTCTGGGTATATCCGTCTTCACGCATCCGGTGCGACATCTGTTCCCACCATGCATTGGCTCGAGATTGATCCCAGCCCTGACTTCCGTCTGACCCATACGGACAGGCAACCTCCCGCCATTGAGCGGATCAGGCTTTCCACTCAGAAAGCTGCATAAAGCTCTAAATAGTCCCCGGCATCCATTTTTTCTGGTCAAAGCCGTTGTCGGGGGCTATCACCTCACACCACACCCCACCCAACCACATCAGGAGCATTGTCATGACATTGTCCAACTACGCCGAAGTAAGCCTTCCCCTCGCTGTTTGGCTGGCTGCCGATGGCTATGACTTTCACCCCGGCATGACCCGCTCCATTTCGGCCACAGCTCTTCTTAAGCCGCCCCGTCAGATCCTCCTCAAGGAACGTCTGACCGAAGCTGATATAGAGCCAGCAGACGTATCCGACTTCATTGCCTCTCGTCTCGGCAGCACGATTCACGACGGTATCGAGAAGGCGTGGACGCACAACTACGCGTCATCCATGACGAAGCTGGGCTACCCGCAGAGTGTCATCGACAAGGTTGCTATCAACCCCCCTGTCCCACGCCCCGGCATCTTCCCCATTTACCTGGAGCAACGCACATCCCGTGACTTCATGGGCTACAAAATCTCCGGCAAGTTCGACATGATCATTGACGGCGAGCTTCACGACTTCAAATCCACGTCTGCTTACTCCGTCAAAAGCGATGACAAGCACGCGGATTACCGCCTTCAAGGCTCCATCTATCGTTGGCTCAACCGTGACAAAGTCACAGCCGATCACATGTACATCCACTTCATCTTCACAGACTGGCAGAAAGCTTTGGCCAGATCCTCGCCAACGTATCCCCAATCCCGTCTCTTCTCTCTGCGCATCGAACTCATGCCACTCGCAGAAATTGAGCAATGGATCGCTAACAAGATCAAATTGTTGGAAGACCATGCCGAAGAAGACGAGACTGATCTTCCATTCTGCACAGACGCTGAACTCTGGCGCTCTGCCCCTAAGTGGAAATACTTCTCAGACCCCGCCAAGGCCAAAGTACCTGGCGCCCGCTCATCAAAGAACTTTGACAGTGCTGCAGAAGCAGCTGCCCACCGTGCCTCTAAAGGCGGCGGAGCAGTTCTCGAAGTTCCCGGTCAAGTGAAAGCATGCGGCTATTGCCCTGTTTTCTCCATCTGCACCCAGAAAGATTTGTACGATCATGGATGATTTCAATACATTCGCTCACCACCCGACCGTAGAGGAGATCTCCGATGTCCTCTGCGCACGCACAGAACGGAAAGCAAAACCCTTCTTCCGCATCCTAACCCTGTATTATCTCGGCATCGCTGCAAGCTGTATGCGGGCCAAGATTGACAGCCCGGTCTATGGCGAGATCCCGATCAATAACTATGTCGTGGCTCTTGCCACCTCTGGCTTCGGTAAGGGTAAATCCACAGGTTTCATGGAAAATGAAATCATGTGCGACTTCCGCAACAGCTTCCGTGACTTCGTTCTGCCAACACAGATCGACGGTCGCATCGAGCAACTCGCATCCCGCTTCGCAGCCCTCAAGGGCACAGAAGAGGACAAGGAGCGTGCCTCCCTGCAACGTGAGGTCGCGACACTCGGTGAGTTCCCATTCGTCTTTGACGGTGGCTCTGAATCTGCAATCAAGCAAGTCCGCCAACTCCTTCTCATGGCTGACTGCGGTGCCTTGAATCTTCAGATCGATGAGATCGGCCTGAACCTAGAGAAGATTGGAACCCAAGAAGCCATGGGCGCTTATCTGGAGCTCTATGACCTTGGCATGATCAAGAACAAGCTCCTGAAGAACACCTCTGACAACAAGCGAGCCAAAGAGATCGAGGGCAAGACGCCCGCCAATATGCTTTTGTTCGGTACGCCAACAAAGCTTTTGGATAGCGGCCCTCTGGAAAAGAAGTTCACCTCTATGCTCGAGACCGGTTACGCACGTCGGTCCCTCTTTGCATGGACAGACATTTCTGGCTCTGATGCCGACGACCGTACAGTCGATGAGATCTATGACGCGGCTACAAATCCGCTGAATACTCAAGCGACAAACAAATGGCGTAACCACTTCGCTGCGCTGGCTGACCCAATGAAACTCAACTGGACAATCTCAAGTACCGAGGAAACAGACAAGTTCCTCATCGAGTATAAGTTGGACTGTATGCGACGCTCCCGCGACCTCTCCGAGTTCGATGAGATCCGTAGAGCTGAGCTTGAGCACCGGTATTTCCGTGTGATGAAGGTCGCTGGCAGTTACGCGTTTACGGACGAGTCTATTGTTCTCACGCTGGATCACGTCAAAGCAGCCATTCGCCTCGTCGAAGAATCCGGCGAAGGCTTCCAGAAACTTCTCAACCGTGAACCACCACACGCAAAACTGGCGCGCTATATCGCCGGTGTTGAGACTGAGCTCACACATGCCGAGCTCTTCAATGCCCTTCCGTTCTACAAATCTTCTTCTAAAGCAGAACGTATGGACCTTCTTACGATGGCAACATCGTGGGGATATCGTCAGCATATTATCCTTAAGCGTCAATATGTTGATGGCATCGAACTGATCTCTGGGGAGACTCTGAAAGAGACCTCCCTCGATTCAGTGTCTTTGAGCTACTCCGAAGACTGGGCCTATAACTACGAGAGCGGCGAACTCGCTTTCGAAGATCTTCCAGGCCTGACCCAAGAGAATGGTCTGCACTGGAGCAACCACGGCTTCACAGACGGTCATCGCTGTGAAGAGAAAGCAATCGAAGGATTCAATCTCCTCGTCCTCGACGTAGACGGTGAAACCCCGATGCAACTGGTTCACGATCTTATGGAAGATCATGTCTTCATGACGCACACCACCAAGCGTCATACCCCGGAGAAGAACCGGTTCCGCCTCATTCTGCCCATGAACTATCAACTCAAGCTGGATGCAGACGATTACCGTGAATTCCAACACAACGTCATGGAGTGGCTCCCGTTCAAAGTTGACGAGAGCACAATCGATCGCTCACGCAAATGGCAGACATTCGCTAACGGAACACACCACATGAACCTCGAAGGCCGGATGTTTGACGTCCTACCTTTCGTTCCTAAGACTGTCCGCAACGAGCAGCGTGTTCAGGAGATCAAGGAGCTTGGCTCTCTTGATAATCTCGAGCGTTGGTTTGCCCAACGTATCGCTGACGGCAACCGCAACAACCAAATGGTCAAATTCGCTTTGGCTCTGGTTGATACCGGCATGTCCTACTTGGAAGTTGAGCAAAAAGTTCTCGATTTCAACGCCAAGATCAACAACGGATTGACCGTCGACGAGCTGCAAAGAACGGTCTTGGTCACTGCCGCAAAGCACGCAGACAAACTCTCATCCTAAAATCTTCAGTTCGCCCGACAGCCTTTTTTGTTGGGCGAATCCCTCTAACGAAAGGACATTTCAATGTCAGAAGACGTCTCAGACCAGATGAACGAACACCTTGTGTTTATCACTGGTGAGAGTGCCACAGGCAAAAGCGCATCCCTCCAGCACATCAAGAACCAAGAACGGTGGATGTACCTGAACTGTGAGGCTGGCAAGCGCCTGCCATTCCGTAACAAGTTCGACTCGTACACCATCACTGATCCCTATGAGGTCTACGACGCAATCAAAGCAGCCTCTGAATCCGCTGACTACGACGGCGTCATTATCGATACCATCACCTTCCTGATGGAGATGTTCGAGACCCGGTATATCGTTGGCTCCTCGGATGGACAGAAAGCCTGGGGTGAATATCAGCAGTTCTTCAAACGTCTCATGCAAGAGTACGTTGCTGGCTCCTCGAAGAGTTTCATCTTCCTCGCGCACACGCGCACGGATTATGACGAGAAAGCTCTCATGAATCGCACAGCTGTTCCGATCAAAGGAGCACTGAAAAACAACGGCTTGGAAGCCTATTTCTCCACTGTTGTTTCCACCAAGAAGATCGAGCTCAAGAACTTGGGCGAGATCGACGAAGCACTCCTGCACACCACTCCGCAGGATGAGACACTGGGCTTCAAGTACGTCTTCCAGACCCAGCTCACGAAGTCCACTCTCGGCGAGCGCATCCGCTCTCCTATGGGCATGTTTGATCCACACCAGACTTACATGGACAATGATGCCCAACTCCTCCTCGACCACCTGAGCGCCTACTACAGCTAGTCGTTCATTCCCCCCTCCCCTCCCCCTTTGAAAAGGAAATCCTATGACCAAAATGTTTGGTAACCTCAGCACTGAAAACCTAGAAACAGCAACCGACACTCTTGGCGGTGGCTTTGAGCCAGTACCGTCAGGCGTTTACGACGGTACAATTGAACTGGCTTACGCTGGTATTTCCTCCGGCGGCGCTTCAAGCGTAACAGTCCACTTCAAAACTGATGGGCGTGAGGTCCGTGAAACGATCTACATCAGCAACAAAAAAGGCGAAAACTTCTACGCCGACAAGCAAGACGCCAAGAAGAAGCACCCGTTGCCCGGCTTCACAACCATCAATGATCTTTGCCTTCTCGCTGCCGGTGAGCCTCTCGCCGAGCAGGAAACGGAAGAGAAGACCGTCAAAATCTACAACTTTGACGAACGCAAAGAAATACCCACACCGGTGCAATGCCTGACTGCGCTGCACGGTAAAGAGATCTCTTTGGCCATTCTCCGCGAAGTCGTGGACAAAGAGAAAAAGGACGGCTCCGGCGTGTATCAGCCAACTGGCGAAACACGTAACCAGAATGCGATCGACAAGGTCTTCCATTCTGAAACGGGCCGTACTGTTAACGAGTACCTTCAGGAAGTTGAGACTCCTGAGTTCCGCGATGCTTGGGCAACCAAGCATACTGGCAAAGACCGTCTGAAAACCAAGGGCGTTGCTGCCTCTGGTGCCGGTCAAGCTGGTACGGGTCGCCCTGGTGGCGATAGCGACAATTCTGCCAAGAAAAACATCTTTGGTAAGAAGTAAGCGTCCGTGCTGTTTATTGGTATAGACCCAGGGAAGAAGGGGGCAATCGCCCTCTTCGACCCCTCTCCGCATACCCTCCATGTTGAGGACATGCCCCTCGTCCCTCGGCCGCAAGGCAAAAAGGGAGAAGATACCAATTACGCTGCCCTAGCGGAACTCCTTCAAAAACCTCCTGGAACCAAGGTCTTCGCTCTCATGGAGAATGTTTGGTCCATGCCTCGAGAAGGGGTTTCCTCAGCTCACGCGTTTGGCCGCAATAACGGCGCCCTGCTCATGGGCTTAGCTGCTGGGAAAATTCCTCACGGCCTGATCACGGCTTCCAAATGGAAGAAGTATTTCGGGTTATCCTCCGACAAAGGCGCAAGCCGTTCTCTAGCCATCCAGCGTTTCCCTGATGCCGCCGATCTCTTTATCCGCGTCAAAGATGACGGTCGCGCTGAAGCTGCGCTTTTGGCTCTGTACGCCTTTGAGACAATGAAAGTGACCTAATATGCCCCACAAATGGGAAGAAGACATGGAGAAAGTCCATGCTGCCCTCCAAGAAGCGGGGGTTGGTTTGACCAAGCGTGAAATCGCTGTGTCCGCCATGCGCCCCATAAGCGCCATCTCCACTGCAGTCACACGGCTCCAAGCCGCAGACAAGATCCACTCCGTATATCAGGATTCCACCCGCGTCTTTGGTAACCAGACCAAACTCTACGTCTACGGACCTGAACAAACGCACTGAAACCCGCATAAAAGGAACAATACCCTATGCAAATTAGCCTGAATGAGAAAGAGATCACAGAAGCTGTCACTAAACAGGTTCTGGAGATGATCTCCTTGAAAGCGAACCAAAACATCACTGTTGATTTCACAGCCGGTCGTGGCACCAATGGCCTCACCGCCAACATCGAGATCAATGACGGCGCAACCAGCTCAAAGCCAGTCCCGCGCACTGCCATCCAGGCCGTCCCTTCGACGCAAGAAGAGGAAGACACGTCTGAGCCGGAAGCTGCTGAAACTCCCGAACCAGTGAAGAAGTCACCTGTTTTCGGTAAGCCGAAATCCTCCGGGGCGCAGGATGAGTTAACTGAAGCTGAGGCACCCGCCGAAGACTCAGAAACTGAGGGCGATGCTTCTGAAGAAGCTGAGGCTCCTGCTGACAAGCCAGCGAACAAGTCGATCTTCGCCAAGAAGAAGGCTAGCTAGACTCAAAGCGTCTTACGTCGAATACCGTCTTCCTGTTCTCAGGGAGGCGGTTTTTTTATGCCTATATCAGAGAGGTTCCCATGCTTGATCATGAAATTCTTACCCCACCTCCACCAACACCCAAGGAACTCCTTGCCGTTGTTGCAGAGATGTATGGTCCCCCACCCAATCCCGACAACCCTTTTGAGGACACCAAAGCAATCACGCTCAAACGCCTTGCTGTAGATATCCTTGTCTCGTCTTTTGGTGATGATGACCCGCTGTCACAGATGGCGCGTGTCTATCTCAACTCGGGGCTCAGTCCCTACCCCAGTCCCGCTGACGCAGAAGAGCGCCTTTCAGCCTTCAACGCCGCAGCTGCCTCTGTGGTCTTCCAACTCGAAGCCGCCACTGAGAACCCCTTGTGATGATGACGGTGCTCGCAGTCTTCGTCATCCTCCTTCTCGCCCTCATGGCTCTCGTCAGTGGTATTTGGTTCGTCCTCGCCCTGATCATCTTTGGCTTCTGTCTCTTGGTCATCTTCCTCATTATCGCTGTTTTCTTTGGAGACGATGATGAGAAATAAAAAAGACCTCCCAGAAAACTGGGAGGTCTTTGTCACTGCCGACAAGTGGGAAACTGTTAGGTATATGACCACTTCTTTATAGAGGAGTCCCTCTCACACGGCTACCCCTACCACGGAAGCAAATTATCCGTGATCGCGTGGAACGGGTGGAGTTGCGGTGAATTCAGCCCCATCTCTGGTCCGAAGGAGAACGGTAGGCTGTCATCCATGTATTTACCGAACAGGGATCCTGACATAACACTGTCTACTCCGGCTGCAGGACCTACCTGCCCCATCATGACCAGCGACGACAATGGACGTTCCCGCATCATATTTGCAGAGACCTTCATGATCCGTAGCGCATAGTTCATGAACCAGACCATGCCCATGCTTTCCAGATAATCCCGCCCACGTCCTGGCAAGCGGTTATACTGCACGAACTCTTCCATGATGATATCAAGCACCTCGCGCTGGTCTTTACCCTGCGCAATGAGATGATCGTACAACACAGCCTTGGCGACGAAGTCACCATATTGGACCATCCGGTTCAGGCCTTTGAAGATCGCCGTATCCTTCGTGATCGCGATATTCCGGGCCACGGTGCCTGCTGACTCTGGCAAACGATCAACCGCTTTCTCGATGTAATCCATCAAACGGCCCTCACGCACGGCTACGTCCGCCTCTGTGAGGTCTTCTGAGATCGTGGAGAACTCACCCGCCTCAATCAAAGGAGCGATCGACATGCGCTTGTTTGCCGCCTCTAGGGACGCAATCCTTGCTTTGATCTTGTTACCCGCGTCTGTGTCTTCAATCCGCGCTGCATAAGAAATCTGCAGTTCGCTGATCTTCTCCTTGTTGCGCACATACTCTTGGATCTCCAAGATCTTCTCGCGTCCGCTTGTTGCAATCGTGTTCACCGGTACGCCTCGCAGTGTCAGATGCAATACGTTGGAGACAATGTTGGCCGTACCCACAACCGCGGATCTGACAATGATTGTTGTCTTCGCAACGCCAACCGCATCCTGCGCAAACATCTCACCCTTCTTGAGCCAAGGATATGCTCGCTTGCCTCCGATGAGTGTGACCAGATCCTTGACCACTTTCTGGGCTTTTGGATCAAGACGCGACTGTCCTGTCCACACATCTGTGATCGACGGAGCCCGATACCCTACCACATCTTCGATGAGATCTTTACGCACATAGAACGTATCAGGCGACTCGAAGATCTCCTCTGCGTATTCCTTGATCCCAGCACCCATTGTGGCCCATGCATCCTTGTAGATCTTATCTTTGATCTTTGGATCTGCAATGTTCACGTATTCGGCGCCACGTCCTTTGGCCAAACCCTCTTTGTAATTCTCCATCACACCATCGACGAGCACTTCGTTGAATTCGTGTGCTGCCTCTTCCTCAAGAAGACGTCCTGCCCACACACCGAGCATCCGCCCCATGTGCGTGTCTTTCTGAAGACCCCGTGTTTTGGCTGGATCCATGTGACGGTCATACCCCACAACATTCCAATCCTGATCAAAGATCGGCATCATGTACTCACCCGGAGCCAAGTTATCGAGGCTTCCTGGCTGTGCACGTGCCATTCTCTCGCCAATACGGCCCGCCCTGACGCCTTTGAGTGTCCCTGCCACTGTATCGCTGCTCAGAGCCCCTGTAAGGACGCTGACGCCGCTGTACGTCGTGTGTACGGTCTGTGCTATGCCCTGCTTGAAGGTGGCTTTGCCTGCCGTTGTAGACTGGTAATAGCCCCGACGCTCACGCACATCCTCATCACGGCTACCATTGTAGTCACCAATGCGGACCCACCCCTGCATTTCCAGCTCTTGCTGGTTGCTGTCGAATTCCACAACCACTTTTGAATTTGGCTGCGTTGCGTTTGGCACGTACCCATGCAGTGCATTGTGCGTCGCAATAGCCCTCTTCTCTGGATCAGCAGACAAAGTCTTTTCCAATTCCAGTGCGCGCACCGAAGCTGTCAGACCAATGACTGCATCCATTCCGGCACTCTCTTTTGCCATCAGATCGGCCATTGCTTTCTTCGATGCAGCGTCAGTCATCTGATACGCATAGAGCGCCACCAACCGATCGACCTGATCAATCGTTGCTTGGCTCACTGTAGCCGGATCTGGCCTCCCCTTCTCACCACCCAAGTGTGCAATTGCATAAGCATTCCGCAGCAAGTGTGTGCTGGTCAGTTCATCCGTTACACGGAAGCGCGCCAGAGCTTTTGCTTTGTCTGCGTACCGGCTTACGAAGTTTGGAGCCAATCCCTGAAGACCTTCCAGAGTGTCTGCAATTCGCTGGTCTACTGTCGCCGGGTTTGCCAGAAGTGCTTTGCTCTCAACCAGTCCCAGAATGCTCAGGCCTGTTGTGCCGATTGCCTTGTGTATCCCTGCCCATTCTTTGCCTTCAAGCTTACGGCTGAAAGCCTTAGCCAACGTCTCTGGTGTGTTTTCGCGGAAGTCCTGACGCAGCGCATCGATCTTGGCTTTGACCGGGTTGATCAAACGCAGCAAGTTCATGTTGCTTGTGTTTCCCCCACGCAAGTCATGCAATGTGGCGCGTACTGTGTTCCAGCCCTCGATACTGTTGAGGAATGTCGTCATCGTATCACCGCGGGCTTCAGACTCTGTCTTCGATCCCATGGCTGCAATGAAACTCATTGTGTTGAAGGCCAGCTTTTTGGTTTTATTGTCCGTGGCATTTGCACGTCCACGGGTGAACCGGCTTGCCTGTGTGCTCTTTGTATCCACGTACCCGGCGACCGCTGCGTTGGCTTTGTCGATCTGTTTGCTCAGTGCACCTGAAGCTTTATCCAGACGCGTCTCGCTATCGAGCGCCGAGATCCCTTGTGACAATGCGTCCAGTATCCGTCCAGCGGAACCCTGCCGGCCGATGTCCTTGAAGCTCAATCGAGCCAAAGCAGACATGGCGAAACTACCTGCGGATTCAATCGCTGTGTCAAAGCTGCTGTACTCGAACTTCGCGCTCGGCGTCACTTCCATGCCCGCCAATGCTTCACGGAACAATGGGCTGCTTTCGCTCAGAGCCAAGAACTTCACCATCAGCTCTGTGTCGCGACCACTTTGCAGGTACGCGATCTGTGCCTTGGCTGTGTCTTCATCAATGGCTCCAGCATTCACCATGATCTCAGGTGTGATCTTTGAGAGCACCTCATCGTGAAGCGCATGCAACTGACGCAGAAGTGCTGGGTTCAATTCAACCGCACTGCTCATGAAGGAATGCACTGACCTGAAAGCACGTTGCTGTGCCACACTCATTTTGAAACCGGCAGCCACTGCGCGCTCAGCACCCTTACGACCATCAAGCAATAGCTTTGCAGTATCCCGTTTGATCTGTTCACGTTGAGCTGCGGTCGATTCATTGGCCCCAGTCTTGATTGCTTTACGACGTGCTTCCAAAAACTGACGACCCCGGCGCTGATACCGTTGGTTGATGTGCCATACACGCTTTGCAGCCTCGGACTGATTTCCACTTTGGTTCATCACCAGATCCGCAGAGCTTGTTGTCTCTGCCGCATCCATCAGGATTACCTTCGTGTTGAAGCGTACCTGATCGAAGATGTCCTTTGTGGGCACGTCACTGTTACTCAGCCCCAAGATACGCTTAAGCGCAGCCAGGCTCTGCTTCACGACACGGCTGAACCGCTGATAGGATGTCATCCCGGCTGACCAGTCTGACAAGCCTTGGTTCGTCAAGATGTACGCTACGAACTCCAGCATCTGCTCCGTAGGCTGACCTTCGTAATCATTGAGAACTTCTTGCAGTGTCGCCAGACCTGCATTGACAGCATTCATGCCACGGACTTCAGCCATCAGACCGGTGAGGTTGTTCATGCCAAGCGTGACTTGCTCAGGAGCATTCTCAGGGTCTTTGTAGAATTCCGACACAACCGAGGCTGTCTTCGTGTGCATCATCTCATGCAGGAACGTCTCTGGCGTCTGGTTGGTTACAAATGCAATGCCCTCACCCAGATACGTGACACCGGCTTTGATCGGGTCATTCCCCAAGTCAGGGTACGCATCTGCACGGAAAGCATTCAGTTCGGCTTCAGTTCCGAAGTAATACTGCGTTCCTGCGATCGCTGGATCTTTCCAGAAGAACTCCCCGAGGATCTTACGTTTGGAACCAGACAAAGATGTCTTCATCTTTCCGAGGGCTTTGGTCAGTGTCTTTCCCGACACGCGCCGTACGCCTGGATGACTCCCAGAAACAGGTTCACCAATCTCATTCAGCGCCTCTGTGAAGACTGGGTCCACTGGGTCAAGATACCCGTCTTCTTGGGTTTCTTCCTTGGCCATTTCCGCTTCAACAGTCTTGTTCAGCTCTGCAGCAATAGCAGCAGCATCTAGCGGAGATGCACCTGCAATGGTGCGTCCCTCCGTGCTGTGAGGCTTCTCTGCCCCTGCCATGTGGTCAACCTGCGCTGCCATCTCTGACATCGCTTTCTTGCGTGCTGCCTGTTCTTTGGCCTTTTGGTTAAGGACATCCACAACCGACTGCAAATCTGCATAGGCAGGAAGTTTCCCCTTCTCGAGGCCCATTGCACGACCGATTTCCTTCTTCGTGTCTGCGCTCAAAGAATTCCACATCTCAGGTGTCAGGCGGGTCAGCATAGCGGTGAAGCCCTCCGACACACCTTGGTACATATTGCTTTGCATCCAAGCATCCCACACCGCTTTGTTAATCGCGGGAGCCTGATCCTCAATCCTATCGATCGCCATCTCGACGCCGTCGAAGACGGCAAGAGTGGCGGTCATATCTGCCTCAATCTGATCGTAAATGTTGAGCATCATCTGCCCGTCACCAAGACCGATTGTCATGTAAGGTGAGACTTTCACAGACGCATCTGCAGGCTGAACCCCAGTCAGTTTTGCTGCGAGTTTTCCGCTAAAGCTTTCCGAGGCCACTTTGTCCAGACGGTCCCGCTCAGGCTTAGCAATATGGAAGCTTGCATCAGGGCTCTCGTAGATCGGTGCGAAGCCCATCATTTCAATGAAGCTCTCCTCCAGATCTACTTCGGACGGTATAGTACCGGCCTCGCCTGTCAGCATTCCTTCTTGGTTCTGCCTAAACAGCTCCTTGAAGATAAGCGTCTGAATGCTCGCTGCGCCTTGGATCAACTGCATGTTTGTGCGCAGTCCCCCGGTCGCCCGGTTAACCGACTGCATCATAGGCTCTGCGAAGTTTTCCTGAATCCTCGTTGATGCCGTCAAAAACGAAGCTGCATTCATTGAGGCATTCACAGGATCAGCGAAGACCTTTTGCAACTCCCGTACATCTTCAATGTCTCCAAACAACGCAGCCAGATCCGCCATGAGGTCTTGGTTCTTTTGGAAGGTCGGGTGAGACATCCAGCCTTTAGGCAAACTGCCGTCAGCTTTACCTTTGGCGATCTCAGACATCGTCTTGTAGATCTCTTTAACAATCGCGTTCGTCAGTTTGTCGGCGATGCCTTTTTCACCCGAACCATACAGGAAGACCGTCAAGGGGTTTTTCACCAAACCTCGTTTGATCCTGATTGGATCTCCTTCGATCCCTGTCAGCTCAAAATCAGGCAAGAACGCATCGAACACCCGCATAAGCGACATGTTCTTTTCCAGCTCCGCTGGGTCAGATGTGAGACTATCTTCCAGATCTGCGGCCGCCAGGTGATATAGATCCTGCGCCCGGTTATCTTCGTTGCCTGTTACGCCAACCTCCTGCTCGATATAATCGCTCAAAGATGTTGGCTGATCTGTGAAGAACAATCCTCCCTTAGCGAACCGCACCACATCCATTGCAGTGAATAGGCCCGTTGCCATGTTCACCATGGCATTAACTGGACCATCCGTTTTACCGTCAGCCTCGAGTGCAAGGTGGGTAATGAACTCGCTGCCCTGCTCTTGGTTCAGTTCCGCTACAGTCATCAGCGCGTGCACAAGCTTCGCTGTGGGCTCTACGCCGCCTTTGGCGATGGCTGCTGCCAGATCACCCTGACGTAACTCGCCGGTCTCTAGCCAGTTCTCCAACACCACGACAGCATCAAACAAGGCTCCGCCTGTCGTGACCATATCCTGTGCCTCGCCAATGACGGCGCTGTGCTTGCTCTTCTCAACTGAGATGTCCAGCGACTGTGCAATTGCGAGCCAAAGACCTTTGACGTGAGTTTCGTTGCGCAAATCGAGCGTCGAGCGTGTCTGTGAAATAGCTTCACGCGCAATCTTGTCACCCTGCGGTGTCACTGCCCCCTGCTGCTGTAACCGGTTCACTGAAGACAGGCGCCAGGCAAAGTAAATAGGCACACTGCTGAAGGTCCCACCAGTAGCCTGAGCAGTTTTATCCGCGGCTTGCGAATACTCTGCGACACCAGACAATCCCTGTTGCAGAGAGATATTTTTACCCTCAATGGAGCTCAGATCTTCCTTGTTGGTTACGGCGCGCACATCGTCTGTGACATCAACGTACCCAAGGATGTTTAGATATTCTGCATCACCTAGCGCTTCTATTAGATCAACCAGACCCCCGTTTATGAACGCCGGAGTATTCTGTAGCTTGTTAATAACCCGTGCTGCCTTCTTAGAGATCGGGGCCAAACGGTTCTTGATTTGGTTTGGGTTGATCTGCTTTGGGGCCGTACCAACGTACATCACATTGTCAAAACCTGCTGTCAGTGTTGCAGTGAACGGTTTTGTCAGGCTCTGTACTTTAGCAAAGTCTGCGTCCTTCTGTACGTCCTCAGACATAGATAGGCTGATCATCGTCTTCGGCGCCGCTTTACCGCCTATGTCGGTCGTGGAGAAGCGGATGCTGTTTTGGCTCAACGATCCGTTATCAATCAAGACTTCCAACGCACTGCTTGCCATTGCACGGAATAGACCCTGTGTCTCTGTGATCTCTGCTGTTGGGTCAGCCTCGATGCCCAACAGATCTTCCATGGTTTTCGCCATATCCTCGATGGCTGTCTGAAGTGGGATACCTGTTGTGGCAAACGTCCGCATCTCTGCTGTGACTTGACCATTCCGCCCCATACCAAACATTTTCGAGACATACTCGTCATCGATCCGTGGCAGGCCACGCTTTGCTTGCCCAACAATCCAGTCCATGGCGGCCATATAGGCTGCCTGAGCAACCATTGGATCCAACTCAAAGCTGGTGCCGGTGTCTGTTGTGATCGCGTTCAGCGGCAGTGCGTTGCGGTATCCAAGGATCTTCGCAATCTTTCCGCCTCGCAGTTCGTCTCCCCATCCTTTGGAGTCGATCAGTACATTCATTGCTTTATTCAAAAGCCCGGTGAATTCCCCGGCGCCATTTGCAATCGAAATCAGTGCCGCTTGCTCATCGATTGTCAGTTCACGATCCAACGCTTCGACACGGATCTCTCCGCTACGAATAGCCTCGGCCAGCGCTTCCTGAGAGCCCTCATACTTCCCCAGCGTTGACTTACCTTCCTTGTGACGGAATGCATTTGCCAGCACATTGCGGCCTTCCGCCGACTTCATGTTCAACTTTGCTTTGAGGTTTTCGAACCAAGTGCCCTCTACGGGTGCCGCTGGTTCTTCAACAAACTCCTCTAGTGAAGCTCGATCGACATCGGCTCCATCTGCAGAAACACTATCTTCTCCAACGCTGGAAACAACGGACTCTCCCGACTCACGCGTCCCCCCTTGAATATCAGGTTCCTGAGTTGATCCCGTTCCCACTTCGAGATCTGCTTCGATCTCCGCAGCATCTTGAGCGACTTCTGCGTCGACGGGTACTCCTCGTGCTTCCACAGCTTCTTCGATTTCTCTTTCTTGCTGGACCTCTGGCTCACGAATAGTCTCCTCGGTTGTGTCGATTTCTTCGATCACATCGACATCTTCCTCCACAACAGGCTGCGCCTCTTGCGTCGTCGCTGTCTCGCTCTCTGGGTTGGTTGGGGTTGGTGTGGTTTGGTTTCCAGTCAAACCCAATTTCTCTGCAACAAGTTTTGTTGGGAGTGTCAGACCATACGCCTCGGCCAAAGCCTCTACCAAAGCCACGGCTGTGTTTGCGTCCACCTCAACTTCACGCGCTTGAGCGATCGATCGTGGATTTGCCTCGTCTACCCAGACGCCTTTTTGGTCAAAGAAACCGCTGCCGTTATAGGCCCGGTATCCTTTTTTGCTTTTGCTTCCGCCACCTTCGGCTTTGCTTGCAGCCAGTGCCTTCAGTTTGTTGACTTGGCTCTCTGCAAAGCTGCTGAGTTCTGTCAGTGCATCCTGTGCCCGTTCCACGTGACCGCTGCTTGCTGCGTCGGACACTCTCCGGCGGTGCTGCAACAGGGATGGGAGGTTATTCGTCTTGTTGCCTGTCAGGTTCACTTCATCGCGTACGATGTCGTATGTGCCGTGAGGGCGTGCCCGTGCAGTCTTCTTCTGCTCAGGTGTCAGGTTCTCAATGGCTTTCGCCTGATCAGCGACCAGTTCCGCTTTGAGTGTATCAGCACGCTGAAACTCCTCGGCGACTGTCTTTGCCAACTGCAACTTCTTCTTCAGGCCCTCGGCTTGCTTGCCTCCACCAACTTGGTTCAGAACCAATCCAATAAGCTCTGCGCCTACTGCATCCGGGTTAATGCGCGCAATCAGCTCTAGCCGTCCTGCTTCTTCAAGCCGGTCTTCTATGGATGCATCTTTGTTCTTAATCAGATCCAAATCAATGATACCGGCCACTGTTTCTGGCGTGTATCCACGGATCTCGGCCTCGGCTTTCGCGATAGCTGGGCTGCTGTTAACCGTTTTGATCTGCTCTTCCAAACGGGCAAATTCTTCTTTGGTCTGAACATTTAGAGGATCGCTTGAATTCAGCTTGTTGATCTCGGCCCTGACGTCATCCGAATCTACAGCACTCATTTCTTCTCTCAGTTCCATGAACGAGAATGCTGCGATTTGACGCTGTTCCTGTGTTTCGTTTTTATCATCAAGCACAGCGGCAAATTGGTTCACAACATCCAACCGGCTCAAAGGCACGTCAGGGTTTGTTGCTTTCTTCTCTGCGAGGGTAGGGAACTTTTCAGCGAATGCCACTTCTTCGTCTGGTGACAGTAAAGAAGCAGATTTTACGCGCTCCCCAACAACTTGCGCTTCTGCGCTTTGCTCTGGTGTGGTTAGATTTGACACCACTGCACTCGCTGCGGCCGAGATATTCGTTGCGGCTGTCTCTTGTGCAACAGACCCTGTCACAGACGTTTCATCTGCCTTCTTCTCTAGGGAATCCATGCGTGCTGTGGCTGCTGCGGATACACCACCAGCTGCAGCAAGGGCGACAGCCCCGGCTGCGGCGGGGGTTTGCATTGCGCCAGATGTCATTGCGCCGCCAAGAGCACCCAATGCCGCATTACCACCAACACCTTCAATCGGATCGATGTCTAAGCCTGCGCCAATATTCTGACCCAGATTGGATGCAAGCTGTGTATTCGCTTCCTGTAGAGTTTCTTCAACAGTCTCGCCGACCACATTGCCTGCAACTGAACCAAGGCCACGTGAGGCACCGCCCAGAGGATTGACTGTGAAGCTCTTGGAGAGGTTACCTGCGAGGAATGCACCGGGCATGGACAAGAGACCTGCCGTCGTACCTGCTTGGCTCGCCAGGGCACGCTGTGCGTCCTCATGGCTATCACCGCTGTCCCGCAACGCCACATAGTCGCTGCTCTCACCCAACTCGGCCTCAGACATGCCCATGATCGCCTGCTGGGCCTGATTAATGCCTGCGCCACCTTCAGACAGGGTGGCCAGAACCGGTACAGCACTCTCGGCACTCTCCGTCATCATCTTGCGGCCAGCGGGCGTAGACAGGAATGTTTTTGCTGCTGCGGGGGTCATACCCCTCGATGTGAGTTCTGCCGTTGCGCGCGCTGCGCCAATACCGCGTGCTGCCAAGCTAATAGGCAAGAGGGAACCAACAGCATTGGCTGCCAAGTTCGTCATTGCCTGTGGGTTTGTTGCCGCATTTGCACCGACATCTTTGAAGTCTTCGATGATGTTTGTGGCTCCGGGAACGAAGGTCCTCTCGAAGAACCCGGCATCTTCGGACATCCCGGCCACTGTGGCTGCACGTTCTCTGGCGTTGTCTCCCTGTAGGATCTCCGCCTCGATACCCTGTTGGCTTTCACCCTCTTGCGCCACTGTGCTTTTCGCGCCTTGCAGCGCATTGGTGAGAAAGCCTGTCGCTTCTGACACATACGGCGCCAGTTGTGTTTTGTCTTCTGTGCCTAGGATCTGGTGACGTAGCGCATCATACCCATCAATCGCCCCTGCAACGGCTGCCCCTGCACCCCCAAGAAGGTTGGTCGTGCCCTGCGCAACACCGAGACTTAGGTCGCCTGCAATCTGTGTCCCTGTGCGTCCACGGTTCTTGTCTTCACGCAGTTCCCGATCAGCTTGGGCAAACCGATACCGGTTCTGTTCCGCCTCGACACCATACTTTGCCGCAAAGGCAATTGGCTCCAGCGTGCGCATATCAACAAGTTCTTGGCTGCGACTCAACTCGGAATCGACGATGACGTTGGAAGCAATCTGTCGCTGCTCTTCACGGGAACCAAAGATGGCTTGCTTCATCAAGGTGGACATTTCCACCATCTGTGCCTTCTGCTCCGTAGGGCTGGGGACATCGACGTTGTCCAGTTGTCCAATAGTAGCAAGCTCAGAAAAGTTGAATTCGGCCATGAAAAACCCATCTCCTAGAAATGTAAAAGGGCAGGGGGTCTACCCCTGCCCAGTATCACCGATAAGCTGGTGTGACGCTACACCCAATCACACCACGGCAATTCTACCTAGAGAGTACCCCGTTGGAAAAGAGGAGTTCTTTCTGTTCCGGAGTCATCCCTGAAAACTCTTGTTTCTGACTTACGCTCATATCTTCTAACCGAATACCATTACTCTGCGGAGTAAGGCTGCTCTTGAACATACGATCCATAATCTCGCTGACAGGCGTCTCCAGTCCAACGCTTTCCCCTAAGCTCCCAACCCCATTAAGGCGGTTATTGCTGCTCATGTCACGGAACAGCTGATCAAGGTTTGCCCCAGAATTTGCTTCCCCTGCGCCTGCTTCCTGGGCGTCATATCCCAGAGATTTCTGCACATCCGCAATCAACTGATCCGCTGCTGCTTGCGCTTCTGCGTCAGTTCCGCCGGCCTCTTTGGTCTTTGCTTGGACCATCGTCCGTAGGGCTTCCAGATCTTTCAAGGCTGAATCGACCTGTCCTTGGTTGCCGCGGCTACTGGCCAACTCGAACTTCTCGATGACGCTGTCGAAGCTTTCACGAACTTCACGGTTCTCACCAATCCGCCGCTCGATCCCAACGCGCTCTTGCTCAAGCTGCGCAATCTGCTCGGGTGTGTTCACCGCATCCAGCATGGCACGGATGCCACCCATTGCAGGCTTCAATCCGTTATCTCCGAGCCAACCAAGACCTGTGTTTTGTAGGTTGTTCTCGATAGCTGTGGCAATCATGCTTGCAGGGAGGTTCGGGTACTCTTTGGCAATGTTTTCGTAAACTCCTGCCAATTGGCCGGATGACCGTGCAATCATTCCTTCGGAGTCTTCTTCGTTTGGATCGATCCGTGAGTTCAATCGGTCGATCATACCCAGCATCGGATTCTCAAAACCGTCAGCCGCTTTGACTGAGGCCGCATAGAACGACAGGCCTGGATTTGTAGATTGCTCCAGTGTCAGTCCTGAATCCAGTGCACTGAGGCTATCGCCCACAAGACCAAACTGCTCATTCAACAGGGCCGTTCCGGTGAAGTTCTCGTCTGCTGTCCATTGGTTTGCAGGCACTTCCTCCAACGCATCCAACAACAGCTTCTGCTGCGTCGGATCTTCAACACTCGCTGTGATCCGGCGTTCTGCTTCTTCGCGCGAGAAGGTCTCGTCTGCAATCCCTTGCGAGATCCCAAGAGCTTCAAGACGCGCTGCTTTAGCTGCTTCGCTTTCTTCCAGAGTTTCGTCTGCACGCTGATCTTCTAGCTTGGCCCGATCAAAATCATACTGATCGCGGTTGAGGCTGAAAGCACTGTTTGCTGCTGAACGCTCGGCTGCCAGTGCCGCTGCTTCTTCTGCGCGTAGATCTTTCCCACGTCCCATAACGAAGTCCATGAGCTCGCCTGTGGCCTGCTCAGGGCGGATACCCAATGCACCAATACCTTGTGTCTGCATCGCCGTATCCCAGCTTGCAGCGTCGCCAAAGCCCAATGCTGCGTCGAGAGCCTCTTTACTGGCATCTCTCCGCTGTCGCCCTGCGACGTCTTTCATCGTTCCGCCAAACTGACTTGCCGCGCTTGCGAAAAGTTCTCCGGCTTGCCCTACGCCAGCAATCGCTGCTCGGGCATCTGGTGCGGCAACATTCTGCCAAGTGATACGTGCCATGATCTACCTCTAAATTGAGTTTTCTTTTGTGTAGTCAGCGGCATAGCCAGAGTCGCCGTATTGCGCCCCACGCGCCGTAGCGCGGTCAGCCACTGACGTATTGTAGCTCTGTTTTTGGTTCGCCAAGTTCTCTTTGTACGCGGACTTCTGCATGTTCAGGGAATCTCGTGCGATGCGGTTTGATTGGATACCACTCCAAAGCGTACCCAATGAGCCAAGCGTTTCTGCAAAGGAGCCAATGTTCTCCATGTTGAAACCGCCACCTTCGTTCATGAAGGTGTTAGATAGGGTGCCCATCAAGCCACCTTGTCCGCCAGCTCCAGGGGTAACAGCGCTGCCTGGTAGACCTGTCGCGTTCATGCCCTGCGCTTGCGTGACGGCATTATTCATCACACTTACAGGGGAGGGGGCACTGATCTGGGGCAGGGCCATCGGCTGCGGCATGCCTGGTATAGTAGAGCCAAAGCCTAGATTTGGTTGGCCTGACGGCATACCGAAGTTTCCGAGACTGGCTCCGTAGCTGAGATCTTGATATGGCATCTGTAAAGTCCTCGTGTGGTCGCTTTTGATTTGCGTGTTGGGTTAGGTACTGGCCAGCGGTAGTGTGAGGTTTATCTCAGCAAAATCGTAGACCAGAGTCCGGGTTAATTCGGCGATATCTGAGCCGGTCATTAACGTCCGTTTGAAGAAACCTTCTGAAGGTTCTTGGAAATATTCATCTTCGTTAAGGAACATCATACCGTCAATTCCTGGTCCTGTCATTCCAAGTACACGTCGGGACAATTCCTCCATCTCTTTCATCTCTTCACCGTACTCTTCGGCGGCCGCTCTGGAGGCTTCCATTATCTCAAGCGTGTCAGCATTGAGGAATGCATTGTACCCTTGGCTCACCGAGCTTGTCAGCTTTATCAGGTTCTCTGCTTTGGCGAGCTGTGACCAATCTACCTCGAACGTGCCTGTCTGGGCGTACGCTGAGGAATAGGACATCACGACAACCATGGTCGCAATCGCAATCACCTGTCCCCACTTGTCTCCAAAAATCGCAACAGAGGCTGTTGAGATAAGTTGGCCGATGATCATTCCTGCGAGCGCATTCACAACAGCCCCAGCAACAGCGGCCGCCGCACCAGCACCAAGGCCCAGCATCGCGCCTACCGCGGCATTCGTACCTAGAATTCCTCCTGCAGCCGCAAGAGATCCGCCTGCCGTCACAACTGACAGCGCGATCGATGCAATCACCAAGAGCACTTTGAATGCGCCTGTCTGATACCACTTCTGTCTGACGATCTCGTAGCTGTTGATGACCATGTACATGTTGCATGTCGCAAGCTGTGCCTGCTTTGTCATGCTCATGGACTTCATGGTCGGGTAGTGCAGGGGGACAATAAAGCCAGACTCTTCCGAGTCTTCCATTGCGTCTCCGGCATTGATTGTCACAGACTTGCTGCCATAGACTTTGTTGACGTGAACCAAGCCTCTAATGCGGAGGAGTTTGTAGCTCTGCTTTGTTATCTGGCGCGCGATGTGCAGTGTCTTGTCGTTGCCCTGTGAGGTCTCTATATAGCCTTGGCCTGTATATGTGTTCGAGTACCAAGTGACTGTCTCACCGACGCGCACATACCCGTTCACGCCATTGTTTGCCCCGGCATTCCCCAGAACCGTCGTCTCGTCGATCTCGGCCCAAGACACACGCATGTCGTAGGAGTCCAATCCCGGCATCCGCAGATTAAACGAATTCGTGTCAGGCGCCGATGCGCCAATATTGTCTGGTGCCGCTGTCCCAAACAACGGACTCAATGAGCCCTCTGTATGCGCGTTCTTCCATACATCCAGTACAGCGTCTGCAGCCAGTGCATTTGTTGCTTGGCTCTGAACCGTACTCAGGTCAACGAACTCTTGGTTTTCCAGCATCAGTTCAAAGAACTTATAGAGATATTCTTTCCCTGCTTTGTCCTTCGTATTCAGAGATACCCCGAATGTGACAAACGCATAATCCATGTCGTCAACATTTTCATGCTCTTCGATCTGTTCCAGAAGCGTGCTGATCTTCCCACCCCGGGTGATCTTCTTGTACGCTTTCGTGACATTCTCCACATAATCTTTTGTCGATAACGACTGGTTCTTTATCCGGATCGGGAGCGACGGGAAGAATTGGCCAAGGTACTCGGCTTCAGTCGGGGTCACTGCGTCATAGGTCGCGTTCCCTGTACCTAACCGATACGAAAACAACCTCGCCTGATCGATCTGGAGGATCTTGCTATCCTCATCCACAACCATAATCTGATAATTCACAAACAGTAGACGTCTGCTTGGGGCACCGAGACCCCATAGGAAATCGGCCGGCGCCGGGAACGACTCTTCATCCCCAGGCGCAAATACGACTGTAATGGTCTGAGCCACGCTATCATAGCGAGACAGCCATGGGTCATCCAGAGCCAAGGGACGATTATTGGTGATGTATTCCTCTGCCCAGTAGGCCTCATCTACAAAGTCGATGACGGCGCTGTTTATCTGGAGGGAGTGATAATCTTCTTGGAGGAGGGTGCTCTCAAGCTCTGCACGTATGAGCGAGGCATCCACAGACTTCTCAACAGCGATGTGTCCCGTCGGGATACCAAGATCGTAGTTATCCACGGCCCATATGAAAAACCGTTTCTGTGCCATCGCTGAGGAGTTCAAAAGTGCAGTGCGAAAGATCTCTCCCAACTCTCCCCCAGATCCTGAACGGCCTGTGACAGCCGACAAGACCATATTGGGGACAACCTTGAATCTATCGTTGTACTCCCCAGCCATATTCCAGGCTGAGGAGGAAACGTAGGTGGTCGACGATCCTGAGAAAAGGCCCAAGTTACAGTCCTAGATTAGTCTTGAGGCTACCCATCAGACTGTTGATCTCTGCGTCACTCAGAGCTGTTGGTGGTGCCAGCCCTTCGTCTGTAGACTTCTGCAGCATCCACGTATCGATCACCATTTTGGTCATCTTGGTTTCAGCATCACGCTTGTAGCTCGTGATCTGTTCTTTCTGCAGATCCTTCTGAACACCAACTGAACCAGTGACGGTTGTGGCATCGCGCCGGGTATCGAGTGTCTTTGCCCGGTTGCCTTCGATCTGCTCGTTGATGTTGTCGAGAGTCGCAGGCAGGATGAATGACCGGTTGTAGACCTTGCCTTGCGTGTCTTCCAAGACGCCTGCAACCTGAGATGTGAGCACATCAGAGAGCTGGTAATCTTTGATCGCGTTGTCTTTTGTCAGTCCGGCATTCTGCGACGGCAGGATATTGGCGGTCTGGTAAAGCAACTGGTCGACTTGTGCGACAGACTTGGAGATCTCGGATGTTGCAATCTCGATCTGCTTATCAAGGCGAACGCCTTCTTTCGGCAAGAGATTGATGGTCTCGTATTCGATCTTAGCCACGGACGCTTCGAGCTGCTCAATCGACACAGCTTCTGTCGTCAGTTTCATCTTGGTCAGGGCGTACTGTGTCTGTGCTGTCAGTGCATTGGCTCGTGCGTTAATCACGTCAGCCCGTGTCTGCTCAACCTGCAACGCAGCCATCGCTACGTTAGCCTCAGCAACGCGTGCCTGCATCTGTGCTAGGAGAGCCTGCATATACGCTTGATCGCGTCCTAGGAGGAACTGAACGGCTGTCCCGAGGGCACCTGTCGTGGCTCCCACGTAGGCCTGTGCATAGTCAGCTCCTGTGATGCGCCCCTTCTTGAACTGCACTTCGAATTGCGCGTTCAATGTCTGCATCAGAACGTCAAAAACACCTGTGCCATCGACCGTGCCTGTTGTCAGGTCGTCGATCGTCAGCGCCGTAGGTGGGGTGTAGAGTGGATTGCCCAGGACAGTAGGTGGATCATAAATGCTCGCATTTAGATCAATGTCGGGAAGGGTGAGATCGACGCCAGCGGTCAGTGCCGAGAAGATCGTATTGGCGTGTCCAGTGGATTCTGTGATTTCTGCTGCGTCTGTCATCGTTCTCTTCTTTCAAAAAAGGCGCCTCTCGTAGTGAAAGGCGCCTGTGTGTTTCCAATCTAGCCCAGCGAGTTACTCATCGTCGTTGTAATCTCGGGCTTCCTGCATGCGACCAAGCTCTTTCAACTCTTCAGCTGTCAGAGGATCCAAAATATCAATGGAGAACTCAGGGACCCAGCTCTGCTTGACAGTGTCCGGCTTTCCCAGTGTCTTTGACTTGATCGTACGGAGCTTCAGATATTTCCGGCTTTTCAAGTTGTCGTAGAGACACTTCTCGACGTGATATCCGTTCTCGGTGACTTCACCGTACGGAATGTATTTCTTCACTTCGCCGATGTATTTGTTGGCGACTGTGAAGATCTCACCGGGGACATCATTCTTCTTCGGGTTCAGGTTTGAGACACGCACACGAATCAGCTTCAGCGCTTCTTTACGGACACGGATACGTGTCGCTGACTTGATCATGGCCGGTGTCATTTTGCTTGTGTCAGCTTCTGCAACAGGCTTCTCGCCGGAGAGCTTTTCGTCGATCTTCGTTTTCAGAGACTCGATACCAATCTTTGGGTGGTAGCCTACGCCCATCTGGTCGGCGCGCTTCTTCAACAGCGTCAGCTCGTCCGGTGCGAGGTCTTTTTCTTCTACGATTACTTCATCAGTCATGGTGTAGACTTTCATTGGGGGGTTGTGGGAAGGCCCCGGGCATTGCTGCCCGAGGCCGTGTCACTCAGGTCTTAGACCGGTGCGACTGTTTTGATCACCGCCATGCGCTCGTTACGCAAGCCGAGGAAGCCGTAGTACCACTTGATGGAAGCGAAGCCGGTCTCACCGTAAGGATCGGTTTTGTCAGCAACTTTCTCACCTGGCATCTTCGTGATGATTTTGAACTTGAAGCTCTTACCACCCGATTGGAAACCAATGGTTGTGAACGAACCTTCGCCAACGCAGAGCATCGGGAAGATGTCGTAGTTGCCGCCGGTCGCCATGTAGCCGGGGTTCGTTTGCTCGGCTGCACCAGCGCCTTCCCAGTGCTGCATCTCAGGAACAACAATGATACGGAATTCATCGACTGTGCCGATTTCACCGTTCATGGTTGTACCTGCAGCATTTGCATACTGGTGGACAGGGATGAAGGCCGCATTACCGAACAGGTCAGTCATACCCTTTACAGTGGATTCCAGTTCGGAACCAATGTAGAGAACACGGCCCGCAGCGATCGTTTTCGTGTCGATCATACGGGAACCAGCAATGACCTTGGTCTGCTTCGGTGTACGGTTGTCGTTGAGAACACGGCTCAAGCGCATCAGGTCTTCGTAGGTGACGACGCTTGGGTCTGCGGTCTCGGTTGCACCACTGATTGTGATATCAGATGTTGCTTCACCAGTGTAAACAGTCACACCTGCGAAACCCAACAGGTCTTTCTGAAGCACGGCTTCAGTCAACTGGTTGGCGCCTGTGATCAGCTCACGAGAGACGTGCTGGTAAAGGTCAGCATCCGAATCAAAGTCAACGCTCTCTTGGGTCCATTCATGGAACATACCCATTTTCTCGATTGCGCCTTCACGCTGAATACGAGTGAAACCAACGCGGTTAACGCGGCCACCGTTCTCAGTCAGTGTTGGGATCTTGCCAGTGATCGTACCGACATCCTTCGAGGAACCATACAGGTTACCGTCAGCAATGGTCGTACCAGCAGCATCGATACCCTGATCGTTGTCATTTCGGACATCGAGCAAAGGAAGATAGTGGTAGACTTTGATCGTCTTGCCCATGTTCTTAGGCATAGAAACGACGTCAGCAAGTGGGCTGAAGTACATCTCTTTGGTGGCTTCAATCAAGGCTTTGCGCCAGTAGAAGAAGGTATTCATTTGCGAAGAGCCTGCACCTTCGATGGTGGATTCGGTTACGCCGGGTTCATTATAATTAGCCATTTGTAAAGTCTCTTTCTCAGACCTTGAGGGAGTTCATTGCCATAATTTGGTCATCGGTCAGATCGAAGGGATCGATGGCCTTTCTGGCGGTTTTGCTGCCGTTGCTCGGTGTCGGTGACACTTTGCGGGCTGCTTCGCCATTCCGTACGCTGCTCTTCAGCTTGCTTGGGGAGGCTTCACGTCGGCGGGTTACTTCTGCAGTCTGCGGAACCGGGGTATCTACAGCAGCTGGCTGTGGAGCGGGGTTCGGACTCAAAAGACCTGCGTTCTGGAGCTCATTCCCGGCCTGCTTATAGGCTTCGATGAACGGCATGTTGTTGAGGCGTCCCAATATCTGCTGTCTATCAATCTCAGCGGAGATTCGGGCATACAGCCCGTTTCCTCTGTGCTGGTCGATCAAGGACAAAATTGCTGGCTCTTTGTAAACGGCCTGCTTGCTCCGCTCATCCCAGTCTTTGTTGATAACGGCGACAGTTTCTTTTCCGCCATCAGTGGCCATTACGCCATTGAGAGCTTCTGTGAACACCATCTCGTCATCACCAATACTGTGATTCCCGGGTTTGTAGGTCGCTTCGTCGGAAGTATCGACATCCAGAGGATCGATCTTCGCATCTTTCAAAAGCTTCGCGACGGCGTCTGGCTTTTTCTTGTCCAGATCAATCAGGAAAGAAAGCTTCCCTTCGTCGAGTAGCTCATTCTTTTCGAGCATGCGGAGCAGCTTCATTTTTGGCTGAAGGCCCTGCATTTTCTTTGTATAGTTGGCCCCGAACTGCATGAGGCTTTTTACTTCCTCGGGGGAGCTCGGTGCGAAGTCACGCCCATTGGCACGAAACGGAGCCATGATTTGCTTGTAAAGCTCTTCATAGTTGACCGGCTTGTCAGACGTGTCAGTCTCGTCAGTGGAGGTTGTCTTCTCCTCCTTGTCGGACTTCTGCGTATCATCTACGGCTGGGGCTTCTTCGCCCTCACCATTACCAGCATCGGCCTCGTCCCCAGAATCATCTCCAGGCTCCACAACCGGGGCGTCGACTTCTTCGTCGGACATCGCAGCGGCTTCTTCGAGGTCGGTTTCTGTTTCTGTGGGAAGCTCAGTATCATCTTCTGGGATAACCTCTGCTTCCGTGACTTCTTCAGCCACGGCTTCCTCTTCAACGTCTTCCGTAACAGCCATCGCGGGAGAAGTCATTTGCATAAGCTCCTCGTCGCTCAGCTCATTGAGGACTCGATCGTTTGATGTAGTTCCATCCATTATCGAAATCCTCCTATCTACTCGTCACCGTTTTCAATGAAATCGCGCTCACTCTCGAGATCGTCCATTGTTTGCTTCGCCATATTTGCGGCAACGCCGATCAGCTTCAGATACTGCTGTAGGTGCGAGATACCGCTGATACAGCTTTGGATCTCGTCCCAGTAATTCTTCAGGGCAGGGTCCGCAGAGACGCTGACGAGGCGCACGGCTTCATCATTGAAGTAACCATCGGTGATGATTTTCTTGAACTCGCGGTTGTTCATCAGCTTGGTCAACGCATCACCTTTAGCGACAAGTTTCCGGGCTTCGTCCATCGAGAGTTCGATCTGTTCGATATCATTCATCTTCTTCTGCTTTCTCTAATTGGGTGTAGCTAGAATGCACCTCCCACCCAATCACATCACACCACACCAGTCTATCTTGTAACCAGTGAGGGAAATTCTTCACAATTTGCCTCTATTTGAGTCTTTATGACGCTTTAGCTGCCTGCTGAATCGCTAATGCTGACATGATGTCCTGATCACGTGGTCGCTTCTCTGGCGCCACCAAGAGGGCTTTGCTGATCGAGTGTAGCTGGTTTGCCTCAGCCTGCGCTTCCGACTTCTGGATATCGCGGGCCTGCTTTGTTCCACTTTCCTGCTCCAGGAAGTCCAGATCTTTGATATCCGCATTCGACGCTGTCTCGCGTGCTTTGGCTTCCAACAGACGTGCCTTGGCCTGCGTCTCTGCAATCTCGACTTCAAGCTTCGCGATCTCGAGTTCTTGCATCTTTTGAGCCAAGGGATCTGGTTGCGGCTGGTATTCCTTCAAAGCATGCAGGAGAACCGGCATACGCTTGAGGCGTGCAAACTCTGTCAGCATGATCTGCGTGATCTCGAAGGGCAGGGTGTTTCCTAGCGTCTGCATCATGAAGCCAATGTCTGCGGCTTTTGCCTCTTCGATCTCTGGTGTCGTGATATCGACGGTCAGATCGTACTCGCCTTGGATGTCTTTCAGACGCACAGTGATGAACTCGTCATTCGTGACGCGTACCGTCTCCTCTTCGGACAGGAACGCTTGGTTCATCGAAATCATCTTCTTACCGATGCGTTCCATGCCACCTGCGAAACGTCGCAGAATGCCCATCTCACGCTTCGCCGTTGCATCCAGAATGCCCCGGATACCTGCGGCCACTTCACCGTAGGCCTCGCCGGAGATACCGCCAGAGAAGCTCTTTACGCCGGACATGGCTTCTGCTTCTTGGTTCTGGAGATTCAGCATGTTGAATGCCGACACTGGTAGCTCAGGGAAGGTGTGCTCTTTGATGCCCATGTCGGGCGTTGTCTGTGGGTTGAAGTCGTAGTCTTCGCCTCGCTCAAAGCGCCGCTTGTTGACGGTGTCCAGCATTCCCTTCATCGTGCCGCGCTGTCCGTTTGCAGAACGACCCAACAGGTCGATCATGCCCCGTGTCACAGCACCCAGAATGTCTTGGTTGTCTTCCAGAAGAGCTGCATCAGGTTCGCCTGGGATCTGCTTACGCACTGGCATGTAGGTCACGGCAACCAATGGGATCTTCTTGTCAGGGTAGGGGTTCTCTTCCATCCGGACCAGGACATCCCCGATCCATGTGGCCACAATCGGCATCAGGATACCGGTCTTGTTGATGTCCCAGAAACCCCAGTATTCGTAGGCGATCACGGGACGACGCAGATCATCTTTGTACTGTGCGGTCTCGTCTGTATTCGTCTGGTGCTCGGAATCAGTCAGCGGCGTGTTCGAAGACCAGTTCACCTGTTTCAGGTTTGAATACCGACCATCTTTGTTCAACTTCGCTTGTGAGGTTTCAAACGAGATGATGGCAAAGTTTGCCTTATCCACGTCACCCTGTGCAGCGGGATCCAAATGTACATTCTCGAAATCCACGATATCGAGGGTAGGGTGGTTCTTGACTGTCCGCTCTTCTTCGACCGTCTCGTGTTCAGTGATCACTGCGAGGAACGGAGCTCCCACCTCCATGGTGTACTCTACGCTTGCTTGGATCTCTTCAGGAAGTTCCCCAAAGCCTTGCGGGTTCGTCTGCATGATCTTAATAGCAGACTCGAGCGCCTCAATCTGTGCAGGGTCTTGAGTCGGGCTGTACGTGAATACAGGAACCTCGACCTCTTCGATAACGCTCTCGTAGATCCAACCGGGCTTGACGTAGACTGTACCTTCGTCGACGCCAGTCCGCACATATTCATCGATGAACGCAACGCGATTGATGTAAGTGCTGAACTGGTGGTTCAACAGTTTCTCGTTCTGAACCGCGCCTGGTTTGTCTTCCCAGCTCTTGGGGCTTACGGCCCACTGCTCTTCGGATGCAAGGAACGGCTCTGACAACGCCGAGTAGCGCCATTCATTCTGGCGCCGTACAAGCTTCGGTTGGACCGACGACCGGTTTGGGCGCTTCTTGATTGCTTTCCCGTTGGTGACATTCCGCACGTCACGCCAGTCCTGTACCTTTTGCACAGAGGCGTCGTGGGTTGGCTTCGACATATCCAGATCTGCTTTCAGATCCATCAACGACGGTTCATTTTCCCACTCGGTCAGTTCAACCACTTCAGTGTCATCAATCTCATCATTCGTGTTGTCATCAAACATTGGTTTGTCTTTCTACCCTGCGTGCCGGGCTGCGTAATCTGAGAGGGATGTGCCGTAGGCGTCAGCCGGGTTGTATTGCCCGTTTGACTCCAGATACCGCTGCATGCCGTTACGACCTCCCAAGTGGGCGATTGCCCGCAAGGAGTTCATGGAGAGTGCTGCACCATTCACTTCGCGTCCGACGTAGCTGTTGAGGCCGCGGTCTTTGATGTAGTTGTCGATGTCATTGAAATGCCAATTCGTTGCAGCGACTTGTGCATCGTCATTTTGTGCGAACTCTTCCGCCGTCATCTGCCCGATAGCACCGCCTGCGATCGCATCGGCAAGACGGCCCCTTGAGAATTGAACCAAACCGAAGTGGCCTTTTCCGCCGGACCCTTGGACGTCATTGGTTGCTTGGAAGTTCCCGCCGGATTCTGTTTGAATGAGGCTACGGGGAACATTCTCCCCGAAACCGCGCTCGCCCCAGCTGTCTGCTGGTGCCACGGCCCCTTGCGGATTCCACGCACCCAAGGTTTCCCCATAGGACGCTGGTCCAGCTGCCAACTGCTGGCGCTCCTGCGCAGCGCCGCGTTGGCGTCCTTGCTCAGCATTAAAGGAGAGCTGTTGAGCTGCTGTTCCAATCTGCTGTTCGGATCTCTGTTGTGCTTGGGTCACCATATCGGAGAACCCAGAGAAATCCATTTGTGGTGCTGCAAGCATGAAAGCTCCCTTTCGATCTGTTCCCACCATATTCAAAAGGCGGAAAACACTGAAACGCCCAGCGGAGGCGGGAATTGTTGATTGTACTCTCTCGGCTAGAACCGGTAGGTGAGACCAAGCCCGTATGGCACTGCTGATACATGACCAAATTCCTGTTGGTACACATGGGTCGGAAACCCCTGGTCATCCCTCATGTTGCCGATGTTGTCGTGGATCGATCCTTGTGGACCTGCCGGAAAGGTCATCCCGTTCACATAAAGCTGCGGTTGAAGTTGTCCTGCACCGCTGCCCAAGGGCGCGCATGCGCCAAGCATAGGAATGACCGAAAAGAGGGTGATAAAGTATCGCATATTCACTCCTAGAATGTGGTTATGAGGAATTGGGCATCGTCATATGAAGCGTAATTGTAGCTGGCCCAGCCGGTGCTGTTCCCGCTGGCCCTCTCGCGGTCGAACTGGATTGTTGTTGAATTGATCGCGCGAATTCTGACGTTCTCCATCCATGAGGACCCGTCGATGTCGTTACGCCAGTTCGAGAAGAAGTCGCAGTTGATCCAGATGTCACTTGTCACCAGCGGCACCCGCAGTGTCTTGTCTACCACGGCACCTGTCGTGATGATGCTTTGCGCTTCTGCTGCGGTAAGGCTGATCGTGTCCCTGAATGTTGCAATCTCACGGGCGGTATCGAAGGTCAGCGCGCCTGACGGATCAAACCTGCGTATACCGTAGTTCCCGTCAGGCGTTGGGAGGTCTGTCGAAACAACCTTGTATTGCAGTGCTTCTGCCTCGGGTACATCTTTGCTCATACAGACATACGCGCCAAGGTGGGGCGTGACCCTTTCGGTCCCCGCCTCATTAAAGTTGCAGATGTACTGTGTCGCTCTGATCAAACCGTTCGTAGGTAATTTGAAGAACACAATGTCATTGAAGTTCTCGGACGCGCTCACATAACCCATCGTCACTGACCCATTGTATGCCCATTGGATCGTAGGCATTGATGCTCCAGCGATACGGATTCTGTCGAAAGTTTCTGTAAAGCCGGTCTGTAAGTTTAGGGCTATGAGATTGTCACATTGGGTGATGTAGGAACTGAACGGGCAGAATCTCCTTTGTTGCTTGTTATTGGTTGATAGGGTGAAAGGTATGTCCGTTGAACTAAAGCATGTGCCTTCACTCTTCAGATAATAGGTAAAACCCTCGGTCTGATCGACCAAGTTGTCATTGAATTCGTTTCTAAGAGCGATGCCAAATGTCATGCTGTTACCTGTGATGAATGAACTTGATGCGGGTCGGCGGGTTCCTGTCCATGACATCACTCGAACTGGCGCCGTCGATTGTTTTTTGAGGCTCTGTGTTCGCCGTGACGGTCATTATCTTTGTGGTGTTATTCCAAGACACGACGGGGTTTCTGGACCCCATTAACTGCGGCTGCGGGTTCCCCGATTGGCTCCATGTCTCGGTATCGGCAACCGGAGACCATACCCCTGAAAGTCGCTTAAAGCGGGTCAGGTACGGGGTGATGGTCCAGAAGCCCAAGTCGCTGTCAAATGCGGGAACTGATAGTGTCCCTGACCACTGGTCTTCAATCCTTTGAGAGAAAATCAGCCGTGCCACGCCGTCCGTTGAACTGATCAACTTCGAGCCATTTGCGCGATATGCTTCAAAGCCGTAAGCCATTAGGTCAGGTCCCCAATGACTACGCGGAGAGTATCGGTTTCATCGTAAACCTCGATCTTTGCGTCTGATATGACTACGCGCTCACCCGTCACCGCACTAGCAAACGTCCCAAGCACAGCGGAGATCGCGGAAAGACTGGTGACGTTCATACGATCTGCGGTCACGCTCCCGGTCTTGATGGTTGCACCATCAATGACCGTGCGCCCATAATTGGCTTGGAGCTGAGATCCACCCTTATAGGTGGCCAAGATGACGCGATCAGATCCATAGGCTGTCGCGAGCGTTGTTGTGGATACAAGAGTTGATCCACCCTGGTCCCAGTAAACGTATTGCGTACCTGCGGTCCATGTTGCAGATCCGGCTGCAATGCTTTGCGTTACTGCAGTTCCAGCATTGTCGATGTACGAGATCGTACCAGCGGTCCAACTGACTTGGTTCGCGCCCGGAGAATTGAATTCGAACTGAAGATCGGTGACCGACAAGTTCCGGTTCCCCACGGTCAGTTTGTTCGTCGCGATTGTATTTGCCGACACAGCGCCGCCGTCGATCTTTGTTGTGTCGCCGCCGCGGCGCCAATCAGACAGTGTGGTCTCACCGGAGATCGTCACTTTACCGGCTGTGATCGCCCCGAGGTTTCCCTCCTGAATGATCGCTTCACCTGTCACAGTGTGTCCCACGGATGTTGTGTAATTCGAGGCATTCTGGAATCGGTCATGTGCTCTCACGCGCACCGTGTAGGACGCGCCCGGAGCTGCTTCAGCCGACCACCTATTTGTAGCAACACCAAAGACGACTTCATTTCCGCCGTTCTGTGAAACTGCAACATCGTAGCCCACCACACCCTCCGCGGCGGGTATGTTCCATGTCGCTGAGATTTTATAACGGATGCCGTCGACATCTTCCGATGTGACGTTCACGCCCGTTGGGAGGTCTGGCGCTGTGGAGTCTATCTCATCGAACACGGCTGCCCGCGCTTCGAAGGCTTCAGTCACATCCACTATTTCCAGTACCCCGAGGCGCAGTGTGCCGTCAGTGGCTCCGGCTACGTTTTGACGCACGAACGGGAAGATCTTGATTGCGCTGGTTGCCCCGGTAAGATCCAGAACAGTCTTTCCTGTCAACCGCGTCAAGAAGTCCGCAGAACCAGTCATGTAGATGTACGCCTGCTGCTCACCTACGCCTGCCGTATAGGTCGTTGGAGCCAACTCGTAAGTGGTCCCTGGCTGCCATGCTGTTGCACCAAACCCGAGGGAGACGCCGCCCATTGTCCCGTTGGATGTCACACGGAACCGCAGCATCACCCGATAAACTCGATCGGGATCAAAAATCAGCCCGAGCATCGGACCAATCTTCTTATCGCCCGCCGGGAACTCGTAAGCCTCTCCGTACACAGCGTCGTCTTCGTAGAAGTCTCCGGGGACAGGGGGTGTTTTGGTACTCAATAGTGCCGCGTCAGGTGTAGTTGTCCAAAGACCAACCGGTGTCCGCATCAGCGCGTAAGACAACGGCTGTGCAATTCGCACAGCTTCTGCAACCACGGCGTCAAGGCCACCCGCTACCGTCGCGTGCCCGAGTCCCGCGAGGGCTACATCCAACTCAGACTGTGTTGAGCTGTTCGCGGATGACAGGCTACTTATCAGGTTTGTCAGGTTTGGTATCTCTACGTTGTAGAGCTGATCATTAGTGACATTAATCGCATCTCGCTCGACACCGAATTGGGTGAGATCCGCAAGAAGATTATTCACCGTATCTGTGAACGCTGCCTCGAACGTAGGCTCGTACAGATCCACTTGACTACTGACTTCATTGGCAATCAGGCTGTTTAGGTTCACTGTGATGCTGTTGATTGAGTTGGTGAGAGCCAATCGTAAGAGCTCGACCTTTTCGTCGGTGTAGAGTGTACCGTCCAGCCCCGTTTGGAGAATGCGTGTCAGGGCCGTGTTGGCGGAGACCTGCGCATTATCTGCATCATCCTGAGACGCATCGATCCGCACAGAGTGCAGAGCGAGCGAGTCCAGTGTCTGCTGGCTAAAAGCGGTAAACTCGTTGTCGAGCTCTATCAGCGTTGGCATTATTTGAAGCCCTTATCCCGCAGTTTATCGAAGCCGTCGCTTTCTGTTTGGCTCATGGTGTCGTCCATGGTCATATCGCCGAGCTCGATCTTGAACCGCTGCCAGAGTTCCTGTGACCGGAAGGTAGCGCTCTCGTTGCCAATGGCGCCGAACACGCGTGCCGCAGTGCCCAGTTCCAGCAATGACTCTAGCGTTGTGGGGACATCGATGACTTCCGTCAGATCAGCAACCTGCGACAACCGTGTCGCTGCCGCTTGGTAATCCACCCGGTAGATGTCGCCATCCGCCGGTGCTGACAGGATGACCCGATCAGCTCCGACCACACGTACACCGATCCCGGAGACGGTCTCGCGCTTGTTGATGTTGGTGATTACAGTCTCGTCGATGTTCAGCGTCGTCGCATCATCGTTGCGCGTCACTTCGAGGATCTTGACGATCCCACCCATGAACGGCTCATCCACACTGTCGCGGATATAACGCTCTGCAGTGTTGCCCGGATCGGTGTTCGAGTCTGCGAAGATGTTTGCCAGGATGTAGCTTGTTCGGGCTGCGGAAGCCTCGAATTTAACATAATCTTGCTTATACGCCATTTTCTTTGAGAGCGTATTGAGCGTTGCATTGATGTGTGTGATGACCTTCGGCTGGTCCGCATACTCGATGCGCCCCTCGCCGTCGGCGGCCAATCCCAAGCTCGAGAGTTCACCGTAGCTTAGGATTTCAAAAAATTCACCTAGTAGCATTTTTGTGCATACCTCAAACTATGTAAGAATTTATGGGAGAGTCGGAGTGGCCCTGTGAATCTGGATCATCAAACCCCCAGACATCTTCTGCCTGTGAGGCCTGTGCATCTTCACTCGGCTTCCATGGCTTAAGGTACATCAGCATGGAGATCGTGTCGATTGCGTCATCGTGTTTGGATTTTATTCCATCCAGCGTTGCCAGTTCGATCTCTCCAATGAACTCTCCCATGATCACGGATGTCTTCATCTCGAGCGGGAAGAACATCTTCCCTGCCTTGAACAGTGGCACGACAAGGTTAAAGCGGCTGAGCTTGTCCACTGTCGGGTTAATCCCCGGCTGGCCATTCTTGCCCTGTGCAAACGAAAACCATGTATTCCGGGTGATCATCTCTGTGGTGATCCAATCAAGGAATGCGCCCTGCTGTCCCGAGATCTCTACCCCGACGGACTGCGGCCGGTACGATTGAACCAATCTGAAAAGATCGTTGATGTTCTTGTCCATGGTCTGTTTCTTGCAGACGCCGTCCACCCAGAACCAATCGCCATTGGCGTTGTAGGCCCAGACGGAAATGACCGAGAAGTCAGCCGACTGCTTCGCCTTCGTGGCGAAGTCAGTCGTGATGTAGAAGTTGAATTTGTGTTTGTTTTCAAGGAGCGAGGGGCGCGAATACCAGCGGATCTCTTCTGTCTGCACCAGACGCTCTTCGGAGGAGGAGATCCGAAGCATGAGCTCCTGATTGAACGCAGAGACTGTCCCTTCCAGAACGGCCTTCTCATACTGCTCTTTGACGAAGTCATAGGTGAATCGGTCTTCCCATGCGCCGTTGAACTCTTCCCGCGTGCACGGAAATCTCTCACAGACCGGCCACACGTTGACGTGCCAAGCCCCTGATTCCACTGCCTCATAAAGCACATCGCCTTTGTTGAACGGTGTGCCGTTGAAGATCGTCTTGCGGCGGGAAGGATGCAGCGCGAAGTCAACGCCCTTTGTGATGGTATCGCGGATCGACTTCATCGCGGTCTTTGACTTGGCATCATCATCTGAGACTAGATCGTCGAGCACGCACAGCGTCGGGCGCTTACCAAAGATCTTGGTTCCGCGCAGGCCGGTCTTCGCACCAAACATCTTGACGCCCAGCCGGTTCCCCTCTTTGGATTTGAACTCCATGTAGGTATCTGTGATGTGAACATTCGCAGGGGGCAGCCAGTCTTGTAGGAAGTCACTGCTCTGCCAGCGGAACTCAATGTTCTTGCGCGCAGACTTCACACCGTTATCGATGGAGTCTGAGACGTAGATCATTCCTTCAACGCGGCCAAAGCCATCAATCTCACCAAACACTGCGATGTAGAGAACCAAGTATTCAAACATCAGCGTGGTCTTCGCCATGCCGCGTGCACAGAGGTTTGCAATGTTATTCTTCTGTCCAGCAATCTGGTCCAGCATCTTGAGGTGAACAACCGGCGTCTTGTTCTCTTCTCCGTCGCTTCCGTTCACAAGTTTGATGAAGGTTGTGAACTTCAGCGCGAAGGCGGACGGGACGTATTCGCCGGAGTTGAGTGAGTCGTAATCGACTGCGTTTAGCCATTCATCAACGGTCTTCCGTTCCCGCCCCGTACCAGCGAGCAGCTCTGCTAGCTCGTCGGTGCCGTCGGCAATGTCCTGGACCAGGACGTCCAATACGTTTGCATTTGTTTCCTGGTCCTGGAGTCTCATTTATACAGTCGCTCCTGCCGCTTTCAGGAGGCTTTGCGCCTGTGCATTTTGCACCGCTCGGCGGATCGTCTTCTCTGTCGCGTCCCCGGCTTCAAGATGGGTAAGCAGACCATCGACCATGTCATTGGTGTCGCTGTAGGCGCCGAGAACGATGTCAGGATTGAAGTTGTCCTCTACCTGCTGCATCGTCCATCCGCCGTTGGCGGCCTGTTCAAGTAAAATCCTCATACGCTTGACCCTTTCGTGGCAGCCTTCACAGCCCACATCGCGCCCTCTTCAATGGCTGTTTGAGCCAAGGCTTTCAGGCGGCGGATCTCGCTTGCGCGTTCGGTGTCGTCTCCACCCCCCTCAGAAATCTCATCGATGATATCGATGAAGTTTGCAGACAGGGCTTTCAGATCAGAGACCAGATTCTGCTTGCTGGGGTTGAAGTTGACACCAACGCGGTATTCACCTTTTGAGATTGGCATTATCGTTCGTCCTTCTTCGTTGCGTGAAATTAGAGATTGGGTACGTGGGACTCGCGGCCTAGACCGCGCTGCGCGGCCTTGGAACTAGCCTGCTCTAATGGGGGAAAGCCCTTCTTTTGTAGCTCTTTGTTGGCTTCAGCTTCTGTCAGCTTTCCTCCAAGGATGTAGTCGACGGCCATCCCCTGCTCGTTATACGGGTCATACCGCGTTGCTTGAAAAACCGGATATCCTCCAGTAGATGCATCCCCTTTAGGTGGGGCCTTGGACATATTCCGGATCTTCGCAGCTGTGGGGTCTTTGGCGTCATTCTCGAATGTTCGCATGACCGCCTTCAATGCATTGATGTTCTTGGCTCGATCATCTTCAGCAACGCCGCGCAGGTTTCCGGAGATCAGCATCATCGCGCAGCATCCAATGTGCCACGTATGCGGAAGACCGCTCTCGTCATCGCAGTCCTCACCCATCTCGTAAGATGCCAGATGCCGCTTCATCGCCGCAGTCACCCGGCTCACAGACAAGCCTTTGGCCCAGTTCCACGCCGCGTACTTCTTCTCGCCGTAGGTAAACACAGCAGCAATCGCCATCTCTGCGTCGCCGGGTAGCAAATCCATACGGATTTTGCCCGCATCCAACTTGGCTGCGCCTACGTTCACATCTTGATTATCTTTCGGACTCATCAGGTTCCCTAACTGTGTGGTGTGGTGTGCTTTGGTGTAAGACTTCGCCTATCTGAGCCAGTTAAACAACTGTCCTACGGTGTTGTGGTAATCGGGGTGACATCAACCATGTCAGGGTCGACGGGACGTATCATCTTCTGGTGCGCAATCTCTTGCGTCGTTGTCCCGCCTCGGATCATATCGATCTGCTTCTGTGCCAGTGCTGCCATTGTCTCGCGCAGCTCCGCCATTCCGCTGTTGTCTGCAACACCGATATCGATCTCGACCTTCTTGGTCTCAGGCTTCTTGAGGTGTGTCAGAATAGAGTTCGCGGCTTCCGCCCTCACCTTCTCGGAACTCGCAGTCATCATCAGTTCAAGCTGGGTATCGATCGCTTGCTGGTAGACGCCTTGGTTCAGAATCCAGGCTGGAATGATAGCTTGCTCAAGCACCATGTTGACCAGTTTGTTCTTGTTGTAATTCGCCACATACGCGGAGATCTCTTTCTTGCTCCGCCCCGCCGCCACCAGCAACTGATACCGCTGTGGGAAGGTCTTCGCGTACGCGTCCTGATTGGTATATTCCATCATCTTGAAGCTGACGTAGGTACAGGCATTGAGGTAATCCTCAATCTTGAACCGGCCATCCTTCAACACAGAGCCATAGGTCACGAAGTTTTCACGAATAGTTTTCGCCACTTCAGGATCCACGGACGCCTGATTGACCTTGTCGAGAAGCTCTTGTGTTGCCGCCTTCTTCAGCTGTGGCGGCATCGCTTCGGTCAGTTCATTTAGCGTCAGCATTTGGGCATGTCCTGCATAATTGGCTCGGGTGCATGCAGGTACATTAAGGTATTCTGAGATCCCCTTCGATCAGCCACCACAAAGGGAAATTCCTCCACCCCAGAGGCCGATATAAATAACTCTCTTCTTTTGAGGACGAGCAACGCGGTGGAGCCAAAACGAAGTGGCGTAGCGGAGCGGTAGCCACAAAGTTTTTGGTCCATAAGCTTTGTAAGGACGAGAAAGAAGAGAGTTATTTATAGAGGTGTATATATATAGTATTAAAACTACTTCAGTAAATGGCTCCGCCATTTCCTTCGCAGTTTTAATACAGAAGTTAACCATTAGTATAGAAGTGTTATATGTATATTAAGTAATATAAGGATAGTCTTTATATACTCTAATATATCTCTATAGACTCTACTAAGTATCTCTTAAATATCATTACAAGAGTCTCTCTAGAATATATTTCTTAGAGTATAACTCATTCCCTTAATAATAAGAGAAATCCTTATATAAATAATTTACATCATATTTTTCATGAAGGGAAATATTCATAAGTATGTCTGAGCTGTCTTCTTATAGGTTACACACTCATACACCAAGATACCCCCCCGGTACTTCTCCCCTGTAACCCTATCCCTACCCCATCATATCTCCTCCCTCTCTAGGGCCACAGGCCCTCATGGATTAACATAGGAGTATCCCTCATGGCTAAGGTCATCACATCATTTCGTACCGCTGCATCTGACTCACTCATGGCAGTCAGCAACTCAGTCAACGTAATCTCCAAGGCAGCATCATCTGCCTCCCTCTACATGGACCAAGTCGAAGCCCACGCTGGCTACGTCTCAGCCACAGCCAAGGCCTCTTATCAGTACAGCACTGAAGAGATCAACGCTATCGCCCGTGACAAAGCACGCATGCGTATGGCCCAACATCGCGTAGAGCTACAATCAGAGCTCAAAGACCCAGCATTCGCTGAAATGTTTAACTCCATCAAATTCGACGATGAAATCCCTGCAGCTCCCAAAGCAGTCGCATAACAACTACAGCTACCTGTCCCTCGTGGATGGGTAGCTCCCCTTTTTACACTCCGACACACCTTAACGATAGAGGTATCGGAGGTATACATCTCCCTCTCATCACACCACAGCACGTCACAGCAGCTGTATGCACGTGCATCTAGCCTGTCTGGGCCACAGGCCCTGCTGGAACTACGACCTGTGTCTGTATGGACAGCACAGCGTCTCTCATCAACTCAATCAATGGAGAACTCTCATGACTACCTCAATCGTAAACACCGAAGGTTATGCCTACTTCGAAGGCGAGCCTAACAACCGTCCTCGTCTTAAGCTCGAAGTCACCTTCATCCTCGATATGGTGCCGGGAGCTTACCATCAGCCAGAAGATCTCATGAGGCACATCGCTTCGCATCCATACGTGGATACCGTCACCCTCGTTGAAGGAGAAAGCTAATGCTTGTCGGCGCCGTAATCGTAGGCTCATTCGTGAGCCTTTTCATCACCGTGATCTTTCTGATCGTCCTTCACATCAACCACTAAACAAGGAGAAATCTCGTGTCACTAAAAGAACAAAACGTAAACAAAGCATTGCTACATGCCATGACCGTAGGTCATCTCGATGATCATATCCTCGCTCTCGAAGAGGCTGCATGCGAGTCCTCGTACACACTCAAGTATCTCCGTCAGGAGAACTATCTTGATGGAGAAGCCATCGACGAAGCCGTCGTTGAGTATGCCGCTACTATGGCGGATCTCCACCGGGCTCAGGCCGTCTTCAATGAGAAGATGGGGATCGCAGCATGAACGAAGTCTTCCTTCTTATGTGGGCTCTGACCCACAGTGACGGTGACATCATGGAAGCAAGAGCGATCCATGCAACACAGACCATCGAACAGTGTGACGTAGCTAAAACTGTCGTCGCCGTCGCCAACAACCCTAAATTCCTCTTCTTCTGTATAGGCTCGTCAGAGCTCACTGAACTGAGGATCCAACCCTACTGAAATGATTGGAATATCTTATGACCGGTAACACCACACCAAACCGTATGACTTGGGGTGAGCAGGCAGAGCTCACTCAAACAAACACCCGTGCTCTTCGCAAGATAGAGCGCAACAAGCAGATCCGTGACTTCCTCGGAGACCTCGTTGGTGTTGCTGCAATTGCAACCATCTTTGTCTGCTTCCTCGTCTTCACTGCCTGAAACTTCCTCGTGCGTAAGGCGCTTCTGCCTTGCGCGCACCACCCCTAAACTCCTTGAAAGGAACAACACATGGGTATTCAAATGTCAGTGCAATCCAGCCATTACAACTTTCATCCCACCAGCTCAGACGATGACTTCGATGAGTATGATGCCGAGTTAGATCAAATGCTCGAAGACTACCTCATGGACATCCCAGAGATCACCGACAAGACCGTCCGCAAGGATGACGATCTCTACCGAGTCCTCGATTGAACCACACCAAATCACAGCGCTTGTAATTCATTGTCAGTTTGATAATTCCTCCCTAAGTGGAGGCTAGCTCAACTCAAGGAATTTTGTAAAATAACAGTTTACCCAGCGTCTCGTTTCTTTGAGAGCAACTGTGAACCAACACCATCAACTCAGTTTCATCTCGAAGAAAGAGGGCCACAGGCCCTTAAGGAGTTATTGCATGATGCAGTGACCCTTACCTTAACACAACTTTAGGAGACCTTACTCATGGCTATTTTCGGAAATCAAAGCCCACTTAACGCACCAGCTAGCGCGCCTGCCAACAACGGCAAGCCAGAAGCGCAGATCTTTGGTAACATCGGTTACTGGGCACCAAATGAAGATGGCGAAAAAGTATTCGTCAGCCTGCCAATGGGCGTCGGCATCGATACGATGCGCCACGTCTCTGCAGGCAGCTCCAAGCTGATGCAGGCGAAGAACGCATTGCTTGATCAGCTCAACGACTTGACCAAAGACCTTAAGTCTGGCGAAGAGATGGAGATCCCTCTCCTGTTCGTCGCACGTCGCCGGTCTGACCACGAGCAGACCACTGCTGCAGACAACCCATTCATCGCAGCGATGGGTGATCTCAAGAAGACAGCTTAACCCCTGTCAGCGGCCTCACCAGAGATGGTGGGGTCGCCCCTTTTTCCTCACCGATAGTATTGGCAATGTATGACGGCCACAGGCCGTTTTGGGTGTTCATCAATGGATGAACGCTAACGAGACCTATTGCCTAACACAAACTTCATGAGACTTCTCCGACGTACTTACCCTGTATGTCTAAAGTCCTGAAAGTGAACAGTTTTGGCTAATGGTTACCTACATCCTAACATGGAGGCAGCAATGCTAGACAACACAGCAGCTTACTTAGATGTCACAGTGTCCGATACTGTCGCACTCTTCCCATCAGTAACTGAATCTCCGCAACTTGAGCTGGAGCACAGATACTCAAAATACCAACTCATGACATGCTTGCGTAACGAGTATATCGATGCAGACTTCGGCACAGCCTTCGAAAAGATAGGCCTTGCCGCAGACTTTGGCATCGAGCTGATGGTTCAAATGCACCTCCATAAACGTGCTGAACCAGCGGTCATTATTGGCATTCTACGCCGCTTCTTTGAAGCGGATGAAAGCCCTGTCGATGCCTGCTCCAAAGCTCTTGAGCTGGCCGTGCAAATGGACTTCCTCAACTTCGATCCTCTTGCCAATCAGCTCATCGTGATCTTCCAGGTCTCGGAGGATGTGCAGGCTATGATCGATCAGTTCCAGTACCCTCTGCCAATGATCGAAGAACCCCTTGAGGTGAGAACCAACAAGGATACAGGTTATCTCTCGATCAAACGGTCTGTCCTGCTCAAGGACAACCACCACGAAGATGATGTCTGTCTCGATCACATCAACTGCGTGAACGCCCAAGAACTCACCATAAACAGCTCTGTTCGTGCCTTCATCCAGAACTCCTGGAAGAATCTCGACAAAGCAAAACAAGGTGAAACGTCGGAGGAATTCCAAGCCCGCCGCCGTGCCTTCAACAAGTACGACACGATCTCGAAAGATGTCGTGGATACCTTGTTGATGCTCAACGATCGCTTCTGGCTCACCCATGCCTACGACAAACGTGGGCGTGTCTATGCCCGCGGTTATCACATCAATTACCAAGGCAACGACTGGTCAAAGGCCATCGTTGAGTTTGCCAACAAGGAGGCACTCAAATGAACGATCCAATCGATAGCTTTGACGGGGAATACCGCTTCCTCAGCAACTTCTGGATGTCTCCTCTCACCATTGAGGGGCTGACATTCCCGACCGCAGAGCATGCCTATCAGGCTGCCAAGAGCCCTCACGAACGGGACTGGGTGAACATCACCCAGATCAGAACAGCGGGCCAAGCCAAGCGTCAGGGAGCGAAGCTCCAACTGCGCGACGGCTGGAACAAAATGCGTATCGACGTGATGCGCGAAATCCTCACAGAAAAGTTCAAAGAACCTGAACTTACGCATCACCTCACCTTGACCGGTGACCGTGAGCTCATCGAGGGAAATCACTGGAACGACACGTTCTGGGGCGTCTGTAAAGGCGTTGGCTCAAATCATCTCGGCAAGCTTCTCATGGAAGTACGCTCAACCCTCTGAAAAGGAAAACTCAAATGAAACTCTTCATCTCAATCATCACCCTCTTCCTCATCTCTCTGACTCCAGCCACTGCAGAGAACCAAAGCCTTTACAGCGACGGTATCTGGCAGGTCACTCTCTCGATCGACGATACAACCCGAGATCTCGAATGCACAGTTTTCGCCACACCCGGTGAAGATGGCAGCTGGTTTGCTATGAGCGTGGACTCGGACGACTGGTACAAAACTGCTTTTGCAATGAGTACAGCCATCTTCCCCAAGGACCCTGCCAACACACTTCTCACTGTGTACGTGGATCAGAAACGCTGGGACCTTACTGACGGAGTGATGGAAGCCATCCCAAGCTCCGGCGTCTTCTACATCATCGATACAGGCTACGGCACGTCTGCCGTCACCCGTGACTGGATCAACGATCTCATCAAAGGTCGCTTCCTCCTGATCAACAGCAGCAATTCCGCAGGACCTCTCCTGTATCTGTCGCTTGCTGGCAGTTCAGCTGCAATCACTGCTCTGGATAACTGCCGCCAAATGATCAGCTCTCGCTGAAAGGAGCCAGGATTATGACTGATTTTACGCTTTCATTCACCGAAGACTACGACGACATCACCGACGAAATCTGCGAAGAAATGGAGCGCAATCACTGGAATGGCAAAGGGCACATCGAGTTCTTTGTCATCCAAAACGTCGCAAAACAAAGACTCTTCGAGATTGAAGTTGTCGACTATTCAGGCTGCGCAGGTGGCCTGAACGAAACGATCGGTATCGAATACATGATCGATGAATGGGGACTTCCTAGCGAGCTCCGCGAAGGCGTCACCTACACCATCCACAATCTTGAAGTCACTTGGACTCGCGGGGAATGGGGCTTTACTGATGATGACGTCGAATACGAATTCACCCACATGACCTCTCACGCAACCGCACTCGGCTACCTGTCTCACAAGATCCGCATGATCTGGTGGAGAAAGGTCTGGTGCCACATCTCTCAATGGAGAAAACCCAAATGACAGACAAACCCACCAAGCTAGGCGGCACTGTCTCAGGACGGTTTACAAAACGGCATCCCGAGCTTCAAGAAATCTACGCCGATGATGTTGAGCCCGAAGGGAGCAACACGCTCTCACTCCAACAACTCAATGCAATGAAACTTCTATTGGAAGCAAATTACTCAGACATTGAGTTAAAAACCTACCCCACTATGTCTTTCGACATCTCGCGCGGCTCAGATCACAGCGTAGGTGTGATCCGCCAAGGCACCCGCTTCCATTTTGTCTATTTTGATGAAGCCCATTACATCAAAGAACCCCTAGACGACAAAGAGAAAGACTGGAAACGCACCAGGTTCTCCCAGGACTCCTCCTCATCAACCCCCAGCAAAGCAAAACGTGCTGCGCTCAGAGCCAAGAGAAAGAAACGCAAATGACCAAGAACTATGCCGGCATTGGTGCCCGAACAACGCCACCAGACATCTGCGAGATCCTCACCAGTGTCGCAGCAAACCTGCAAGACTTCGGCTGGACCCTCCGCACTGGCGGGGCCCAAGGCGCAGATCTTGCATTCTTCCAAGGGATCTCTGATCTTGATTTCGTCGAGATCTCCATCCCATGGGAAGGCTTTCAGGGATTCACCTCCCAAGACAAGCCAGTCACCAACCTCAACGCCATGGCTCCATCTCTCAAGAGCGCTGCATTCGCCTTAGCTGAAGAGCATCACCCGAACTGGGAAGCTCTCTCAGAAGGCGGCCAGTCGCTCATGGCGCGCAACTCGTTGCAGATCTTCGGCCTCGATCTCGAAACACCTGTCGATTGCGTCATCTGCTGGACCCCAAAAGGAGAAATCGTAGGCGGCACAGGACAGGCGCTTCGCATGGCCAAAGCCCACGACATCCCTGTCATCAACCTTGGTTCCCTCACTCTTGAGGAAGCTGAGACAATCATCGCCGGTCTCCTCGAAGAGGAGTCGCCATTCTAGGAGCCAAATATGCAAGTCTCTACGCTTCCAGGCATCGATACCGAGCTTTGGCCTGCAGATTACGAAACCTGTCTCGAGTTAGGGACAGGAAAACCAAACCGCATTGCCCGTAACTATGTCCGCGATAAGGCAGACCAGTACGGATATTTCCGGCGAATGGACCTACTTCCCCTCATTGAAATGTATAATCAAATCATCCTTTTCGATGTCTGGGAGCCTGTGCTCATTCCCCCAGAACACCTTACCGCCAGAGAGTCCCAAGCCCTTGTCCGATTAGCAAAGGAGGAACTCCTCGCCTTCCTCAGAACATCCCGCTTCATCAGATTCAAACTCTCATAGGAGAACCAAAATGCCTAAATATGTTGTCACGGCCTCAGAAGTCACATTCTACCGGGCCACAGTCGTAGGCTTCACCAAAGAGCAAATCGCACAAGCCTTCGAAGAAGATGACGCAATGCTCACTCTCGGTCTCGAAGAATACGACGGTGAAGCGCTGCAAATCGTCAACGTCGTAGAGCTTGCCTCATGAGCCTATTCTCTCGCATCCTCAAAAAGCTCCGGCGCCGCACACGCCAGAAAGGCGTTGTTGCGGCTGCCATGGCCAGACCCGGTCGAAACTACCACGGAGTCACCGCCCAACAGTTATGGGAGCGGTCATTCATGTTCCGCGAAACCCCTGCCCTCAAAGCAGGAATGAAACGGCGTATCGCTCGCGAAAGAGCAGCCCGCAAATCCCGTAAATTCAAATTCTTCTAGGAGCCATCACATGCAAAAGTTCACATCTCTCGAATATCTCAAGATCGACATTGCCAGCAACTTCGGCCTCAACAAGAAAGATTGGGACGAGCGTATTGCTTGGTTCGATGAACACGAAGGCACACTCGCCACCCTTGCAAACATGCAAGCCTCTGCTCTCAAAATACATCCTGTCATGAAAGCCGCAGCCGAGCCTGCCCTGTTCTATGCAGGCATCCAGGCCTATGCTGTGGCCCTCTCTGGGGGTGATATCGGATACCCTATCAGCCTTGATGCAACAGCCTCTGGCGCGCAGATCCTCTCCGTCCTCATTGGGTGCGGGAAGAGCGCCTCTAACTGTAACGTCGTCGACTCCGGCAAACGTGAAGACCTCTACAAAAACATCCATGAGGGAATGGAAACCCGCATGGGGACAGAGTCCGGTGTCATCGCAATGGACGCTATCAAGCAAGCCATAATGACTTCACTCTACGGCTCAGAGAAAGAGCCCAAGAACGTCTTCGGTGAAGGAGAGCAGCTCGCCTGCTTCTACCAAACCATGGAAGAAGAAGTCCCGGGCATCTGGGAGCTCAATACAGAGATGCTCTCTCTCTGGCAGCCTGAAGCCTTCAGCCACGACTGGGTGCTTCCCGACAACTTCCACACCAAGAACAAAGTGATGGGAAAACGTCAGGAACACACGCAATTCTTCAATGCACCGATCGAGGTCACAACAGCCGTCAACGAGCCACAAGAGAAAGGCCGGTCTATGGGTGCCAACATCACCCACTCTATTGATGGTATGATTGTTCGTGAGATGTCACGCCGTGGCACATACGATCCGCTGAAGGTCAAGGAACTCCTCCTCCTCATCAGCACTGGCTCCAAGTCACGCCCACATCGTATTCGTGCCCAAGACGAACTCGTTGAAATCCTGTGGGCTCACTACAAACGGACAGGCTTCTTGTCTGCCCGTATCATCAATACCCTTGATGCAGACAACATCGGTATGATCGACAGCGGAAAGCTCCTCACCTTATTGGAGTCGCTTCCAAAGTCATCATTCGAAATTATGTCTGTCCACGATTGCTTCCGTTGCCACCCAAACTACGGCAACGACTTGCGTCAGCAATACGCAAACATCCTTGCCGATCTCAACGACAGTACCATTCTGGCCGATATTGCGAGCCAAATGTTGCGTGAAGAGATTGTCATCGAGAAGCGTGGTCTGCATTCTGACCACATTCGCAACGCCAACTACCAACTGAGCTAACGCTCACATACCCCTGTCTTCGGACAGGGGTATCCTTTTTTTCCCTCTCCGCAACTCACTTGGAAATACTCCCCAGATCTTTTTCTTGGGGACAGTTTTCCTGTGCCATCCACTCACCTCAAACCAAATGGAAATTCAATGCCCACTCAACCAACACAACCCGCACAAGTTGCCGACCTACGAGAGGTCTACGGCCCTTGGCTCGAAGACGATCAACCTCAATGGGCAGCAACTTGCCCGCCTTGCAACAACAACTGCAATCAAGGGCGTACCTGCCCTGCTCGTCGTTAATTCAGATGCAGGCCCATGACCCCCAACGGCACGCGCCGCCGCATATGTGGACTACGCATGATGGTCTGGTTCTGATCGAAGACCTCCCTGACGAGTATCTCCTCAATGCATACAAAACCTGTATGCGCCACGACAATCCCAAAGCTGACGACCTCTTCTATGAGATCGAAGACAGACATCTGGCTTACCGGCTTCGAACCAAGGTAAAGTCCCATGGCACATCCTGATCCCTGCTGGCGCTCTGGTGCCATCTACCGCTGCTGCAAACGCTACGATATGCCCCGGCCTGTCGCATTCCAGCACCTTGCTCAAAATCTACGCAGAGGGGGAGATACTCCCAAAACTGCATGCTACTTCGCCGAGCGCCTCCTTGAAATCTGGGACAGCTATGGCGCCATGTCCGAAGTCAACAAAAGCTTCAGGAGCCAGCCATGACAAAATGGATCATCCCTCAATTCATCTCCCGTGCAAATCACGAAGCATACACTGCCGATTATATCGCTGCTCTTACAGAGGCTGAAGAAATGACCTCTCTAGCGCAGCTTCACATCACTAAAATTGAGGCGCAACTTACAATTGCTCTGTCTGGTCTGCATGAATGTGAGCAGGAAATAGACGATTACATTAGGCAGGAATACCCACACGATCACCCTGTCCAAGAGCGATACAGGCAGCGCGACTTCTTATCTAACCCTGCCCGTGTCACCCTCACAGAACTTAAAGGAACAGACCAATGAACAATGAAACCCTACGCGATAAGATTGCGTCCTGTGTACGTGATTATGATGGGTACAATGGAAACTCGTCGGAGGTGTCCGACGATATCCTAGCCACCATCAAAACGAGTGTGCCGCCGTTAATTTGGGCGCGCAACGGCGTTCATTGGGCGGGCGGTAATGGGTATGTGATCCGCAAGATTGGGTCTCAGTACACGCTGACAATCCGCAACCAGAACGAGCGCCAGTTTGAAACCCTCGAAGCCGCCCAAGCCGCAGCCCAATCGCACCACGTCGCGCAACGCACAGGATGGATGATGAAATGACCAATAAAAACGAAGCGCCGGAAGACGGTTATTTAATCCGCAAGAGTGGTGTTTTCTATCGCCCTGATAGCTGCGGATATACCAGAGCAAAAGCAGAAGCGGGGCGTTATAGCTTGAAAGA